TTATGCAGAATTGCATCCCAATTTCCAATAAATTAAATACCGTAAATAATCCCCTCCATCCTCTCGCAGCCCATGCACCAAAGGTTTCATGCTTCTATGGGGTAAATCAGGCCACTCACCAATTCCTCTTGTTTGATGAATATTTTCCTCACACATGCTTTCCCATCCAGCTTCATTCGGCACCCATAAACCTTGCCATTCTTCCTGTACTATACGAGGAAGTTTCCAACAGGGCTGATAACTAATTCGTCCATGTTGCCGTAGTACATCCAATGGGGTTTCAGGGCGAAGTGTGGCAAGGAAACGGTAAGAACTGGCGTTGTTGCGGAGCGTGTCCTGATAAATGTCATCGCTGTGCGTATCAATCAGGTATTCAAACGGCGAAACAGATTTCAATGTATTGGTTGTACCGCCCTCGATCTCGATTTCTTCAACCCAGACTACAATACGTTGCCAGACGATAGCCTGAATCAAACAACGGTATTCTAGGGATTGCGTATCCAGTGGTAATTCAGTGAATAATGGGGTTTGTGCTGTCTCAATAGGTGCTGCAAAGGTGGATGCATCAAAAGAGCGGTAGTGAGTTGGGTATCCCAGCACTTCACGATAATCATACTGATTCAAGGGGGTAATCACACCCAAATACTCCAATTGATGAATAATGCGCTCAGCGCGGTGAAATCCTATCCGAAAATGGTGTTGTAAACGTCTCGGTGAGGCTCTGTTAATGAGAATGACATAATCAATAGCTTTAGCCGTTAATGGGTCATAGCTGCTGTCTAACGTGTTGTGGTGAGATAACTGCATAGTGCCTCTGAGTCAGTGACGAAAATACAGTTATTAAAGTAACAAAAGATATCAAAAGATACTAACCCAATTCTTCCTGTTTCATTGTGAGTGCATTTTTTAATAACGCTTTTCTTTTCTCAACTGACAGTGATTTGTAGATTTCAAGTAAAAGGTTAAGATCTGCACTTTCAGAAGATAGCGTGTTTTGCTTGATGAGCTCTTTTTCATCCGTGTTTAGGATCACCTTAAAGGCATCAATATGATAGAGATCGCCACGCTTATTAGGGTTCTTCTTGCGAAAGTGGGGATGAAGAGCTGTGATTGACTCTAGACGTACTCTGACGCCTTTAGCCGTTGTTGGGATATCCATCTCTTTATATTCAGGGTAACGTGTTGGATCGTCAGCTTTTTCTTTTCCTATAGCAGCTAGCTCCCCACTGGTAAACCAGAGCTTGGGCGCATTATCCATTTCAGTTAGTTGTTTTTTATCAGTCATGATTTTTATAAATTCCATACATATCAAAAGGATAAAATAACCGCACTAGAAAGATGTTAAAATCATAAAGATATCTATTGATAATTCCCTTTAATTGGTTTTTAATAGATGAGGAATTAAACAGTGGAGTTATTACTATGTCTAACCCTGTAGCATCTCAAAAAAAGTGCCGAAAAGGAAGCTCTGCGGATTGGCACCGTGCGGATATTGTGGCGGCTTTGCATAAAAAAGGGGTCACACTAGCGCAATTATCTCGTGAGCATGGGCTTTCTTCTCGGACGTTAAATAATGCGCTAGAGAGAGCTTACCCAAGAGCTGAACAGATCATTGCGGATGTGATTGGTACGGCTCCTGAAACAATATGGCCGAGTCGTTACATCAATAAGCCACCCTCTAATAATCATAGAAGGTAATTGAAATAGCCTAAATATTTACTCTTGCCTATTGGTAAGGTATTGCACCCATTCTAGCGCCAACACCACGGAAAAAAACCTTAATTCATTTAATTGAAGGAACACTCATGTCTATCAAAGATAAATTGCAAAAAAATCGAGAAGAAAACGAAGCTAACGGATTAAATGATCCGGCTTTATTTAAACAGCGTTTGTTCAATGGTGGCTTTGGGTTAGCAAAAACCTTTTGGCTATTTTGGTTTTCACCGATTTTATTCTCAAATATCGTTGAATGTTTTATCACTAAAAAAATGGTATTTAATCAAATAGAAGCATTGATGATTATTTGGAGTATTTATTGTTTTTACTTTATTGTGAAAATACCGAACCGTCGGGCTTGGTCTTACGTGGCGTTGGTCGTGATTGCGCTCAATTTATTAGTGGGAATACTCGCAATAATCGGGAATTTTCTGGGGTAAAGTGAATCGATGAAAATAAAACTGAACCAGTGGATGAAATTAAGCGTATTAATGGCGATGGTTGGTTTAACGGGATGTAATGAGAGCGCTGTTAATTGTAACAGTGATGGCGCAAAGGCATTAGCGTTACAAGTCGTCAATCAACATGTGGGCTGGGCGATGTATGAGAAGCTTGAGAGTGTGCGAACGCAACGTCAAAATGCAGAACGAGGCGTTTATCTCTGTGCTGCGGAAGCAACGGGAAAAGCAGGCTCTGTCACGGTAATTTATTCCGTGCAGCTCACGGATGATAAAAAAAGTTTTGTTGTTACGTTACTCAACGGTTAATTGCTATGCCAGCCTATTATTAGGTTGGCATTTTACCCTTTGACGTTTCTATTCTTTCATTCACTTTCCACATCAATATTCCCCATCATAAATAAAAATCACAGTACGTATATCCAAATGGCAATGATGGCTAAATGTATGTAACTACCTGATTGAAAACAATAAATAACTTTACTTTGCTAATGTTTATGGTAAAATATTAGCATGGCACTATACCCAAATATGATTGGGTTGTGCTTAACAGTTTATTTCCATTTTTTTATTTAAAGGCAACTTTATATGACTATTCATCAGTCAGGGCTACGCTTGCCTATCGCACAAGTATTTAGCCAATTGTTATTACATGAACTGGATAATTCAGTTGTTAACTCAGCGATTGATTTAACCACTGTTCGAGCGGTTACAATGAATTTTCGAGACCCATTGTATAGTGCTGAAACAGGCGGTTTCCATCCTGTCGAAATACGTTTGTTACGGCAGCATGAGCAATGGCAGTTTGATTATGTGACAGATTTTTCATACATGGGAAGCTATTATCCTGAGCTTGAAAAGGAATTCGATATTTGTTGGCCGCAGGGTTATATCTATCATTTTTTGATGGGGGATATTGATGAAGAAGAGGGCGGGGCACTGTTTGAGCTGTGGCAACGCAATTTTATTCAATACCACAAAATGAAATGTTATGAAGTCAGTATTCAGTGGGAAACCCACTAATTAAGTAAAAATAATACCAGCGCTGGTGATTCCATTAAGTACAGTACAATCAATAGAAGGTTTGAGTTGATGTTGATACCGTCCAAGCAAGGGGATTTAGATTGCCTCTGTGGAATTTACAGTCTGGTGAATATGAGTACATGGTTCTATGGAGACCGCATTAAGCCCCGCCCATTATTTAACTATCTTTTGCGTGAATACAGCGAATACTGGTCACTGTACAAGTGTTTAACCCAAGGTATTGATATTCCTGAAATGGATTACTTGATTAAGCGCCTAGCCTCAAAATACCCATCACAAGCCCCTCTATGCGTCACCACGCCATTTCGTTACAAAGATGGACTTACAACACAAAAAATACTGTCTACTTGTCAGGCGTTCTTAGACGCTCATACAACATCACGTCGGCTTATTCTTCTGGGGGATCAGTGGCATTGGTCGCTGGTGGAACATATGGAGAGTGAATATCTCTATTTCTTTGATAGCCACCAGCAAGAGAAGGTAAGCCGCGCCAGCTATGGATTACGAGGAAACAAGGTACGGCGGTTGTATAGTGAATCTGTTTATTTTGTTGAAGTCACTTAGTTTTCGTATTCGCTTTATTAATTTTATCTATAAGCTTACTTATTTCTTCTGGTGTAGTTAGATCGTAAATAAAATTTTTATTTTGAATTGTGGGGATAAGGTCATTTCTTACAGCATCAGCTCTTACTGTGGGAATTTGCTTATACTTTGTTCTTAGATACCTATAAACTTTAGACTCATGATCTCCTACGGATAGTCGATATGATGCAACTTGAAATAAATCATAGAGTTTTTGAGATTCATAATTTCTAGCAGGTGTTATTCTAGGTAAATCGAAATTTTCAGCATGCATTTTGTCATAAACCATTGTTATACAAAAACTAATAACTTTACTAACATAGTCTATATTTTTACCTTTAGCTTTCAGTTCTATACCTAGTTGTGTTTGATATATAACAGCCAATTTAGAAAAAGCATCATGTCCAAGATTTATTTCTGTGGGGATAAATCCTTCATATTCCAGTTTATCTTTCTTATCTTTCTTTATTTGATTGTTACGTTCTTTTTTCTCTTCAGGGGATAAAGGTGCTTTCCTTTTTTTTTCTCGTTGTATTCCTTCTGCGATATTAAATGATTTTCTTTTCATTTCAAACCCCTAGAGCTTAAATGCAACATTTTGATAACAAGTGATTATCACTTTTTTTCAAGGATAGCATATTTGAGCCGTTTTAGTGAAGGATATGAAAAAGCGCGACTTATTTAAATTGATTATACTGTTTCACATCAACTCAACTGGATGGAAAAATAAATGAATATTGAGAATAAAGTAATCATAATTACAATGGATGAAGTCTTGAAATTAATGGGGCTGAAATCTAGAAACTCTATATACTCTCTTGAAAAAACTCAGCAATTTCCTCGTCGCATCCGTATAGGGGTGCGACGAGTGGGTTATGACTTAGTTTCAGTCGAGAAATGGTTAGAATCTAGGACAATGAAATAAAAACTTTTATCTAATATATGAAGGAGAAAGTTATGTATGAAAATCTATGTCAGTAGGAGAAGTATAAATAGACGAAGTACTAAAGAAGGTAAAGAAAATAATGTTCGTATTAAAATATTGGAGTCTGTTTACAATAAAACAAAAAATAAAATCCATAAGAATTTAGCGAAAAAAATTTATAATTGTGAGGAAAATGATCCATGTAATAGTTTAGCTTGTGCTAGATGCATTAAGACTAGACAATCATATATAATTAATAAATACAGTCACTATATAAATAAAAAATATGTTTTTGTTACTATTGTTTTTTATAAAGATAAAATTACAATAAATGAATTGCCAGATTTCAATCCTAATTTATTAAAGGATAAATTAAGAAAGAAGCTTAAATCTATTGGTTTTAATAACTTTATTTTTGGCAGTCTAGAATTAGATCTCCACTTATATGAGAGCATTAATTCTAGTTATTATCAACCTCATTTTCATTTATTAATTCCTAATGAAAGTGAAAAAATCAAATCTCTTAGAGATTACATGAAGTCATCTAAGAATTTAAACTCTCGGCAAGGCATTAAAAATAGACCTATGGTGGTTGATGAAATTAATGATATTGGCGGGGTTATCAAGTATATAGCTAAAATCATGTGGTGCGAAATAGCATTTTTTACTAATAAGGAGGGAAAGCTCAAACACAGCAGTAAACGCCGTATATCAAATAGTCGTATGTTTGCTGATTCACTAGTTAAGCTAGATACACTGAAATTCAGTGACATATTTTTTAAGTGTAATTCCAGTAACTAAATTCTAGATCTCTGTTTAGACAGCATCAGTATGCTTGTAGATAGAGTATATGAGTTAGTTTACTAGTTTTAGAAATTAACACTAGTTAATTTATCTTTATTAGTAATAATGCTAATACATACTGGTGTTGTAAATGGTGATTTGGTGATTTTGTGATTATCAAGGAGACCCTTTATGACAGAAATAGAGTCAGTACATATTGAATTATGTGCATTATCAGATCAAAGTGACGGGCATGAATCTTGCCGTTTAATTAAGTTCTATAATGTTAATAAAAGAGAGGATGTCTATCTATTAATTTTAACATCTATCCTTGCAAATAATAATAAAATTAAGAGTGTATTATTAGAAAATGGATTCAATCCTAGAATTATTAATAAAAAATTCAATGAAATTTTTGATGTTATTTCTGGTGATAGTGATAAGAGAATTAAACTATGTAATAAACCTGGCTTTGTTACTGTTGAAAATGAACTTTATTATGTCAAAAACTCAGGAGAGGTGTTAGGTGAAAACGGTAAGTTAAAAATATTTCCATACCCGAATGCTAAAACATTCGATATTTCCTTCCAGCCTAAAGGAACACTGGGTGAATGGAAAGATAAGGTTGCGGAATCTGCTAAATATAGCTCTTATATTATGCTTGCTTTATGTTCAGCTCTTGCTGGTATATGCATTTATTTTACAAAAATTGAGTCTGGAGGATTTCATTTCTGTGGCGATAGTTCAAAAGGTAAAAGTACAACCCTAGATATAGCAGCTTCTGTATTTTGGGGGAATCCATACATTCTTGATTGGAATATTACTGATACTGCATTTGAGCAGTACGCAGAATCACGGAATCATGGGTTATTTTTGGCTGATGAACTTGTTTTAATAGAAGCAAATAAGCAAGTTGCTGCGCAGAAGATGCAAAAATTTGTTTATATGCTTGGTTCTGGCTTAGGTAAATTAAGAAGTAATACATATCAAGAGCATTTAGCTAGTTGGCAGTTCGTTGCATTAAGTAATGGAGAAAATGCTTTAAGTCAACATGCTAGTGAAGGACAAATGAAGCGTAAAAATGGCGAGAAAGCACGATTCATTGATATTCCTGTAAGCTGTAATAACGACATGGGAATTTTTAGCTCATTGCCTAAAGGTATGTCGTCATCTGCTGAATATGTGGAGCGCTTAAAAGTTGATTATAGTGACAATTACGGTACAGCAGGAGATGGATTTATACTTAAGATATTGAGTAAAGTGAGAAAAAAGTCTTCTGAGTATATTACTGATAGGCTTGAATATTATATTACCGAATTCTTAAAAAAGAATAAAGTAGGTCATAATGGGCTAGAAAGACGTATAGCTACTCGCTTTGCCTTAGCATATGCAAGTGGGATTTTAGGCATTAAAACTAAGATTCTTCCTTTTACTGAGACGGAGGTCTTTGATGGTGTTACAGATTGTTATCTGAAAGCTATTGACCAAAACCCAATTAAAAAGATGGTTTTCAATCAAAAACTATTAGATGCATTGAAAAAGCCCTGTAAACCGAAAAAGAGCCTAGTAGATGAGGACGAGCTAAATAACTTAGATGTTATTGTTTTAAAAATCAAGGGAGAATATTATGCCGCAGTAAAGTCATCATTTTTTGATAATAATATTATTGGGAATAAAAAAACTGTGATTCGCCAGTTGGTCTCAGAAGGAAAGTTACTTACTGATGCCCAAGGCAAAAGCACTCGCCAGTGCAAGGTTAATGGCGTGAAATTAAGTCGCCGTTATTGTTTGAAAGTGAGTATTAGTAATAATTACTAATAATTAACAGGTGAGAAATATATTAATTTTTTCATTAGAATTAACTAATATTCTCACCTTTTTCTGGTAATTATGGATAATAAAAATCCTTACAACTAGTCATATAATAGCACCAAGATTAATTAAAAATATCAAATTGTAGTCTTACTATTGATTTTAATTTGTTGATTTTAATGGTGAATATTCTATTCACTGTTTAACTTATATGGTTTATAATGTGGGTATGAATATTGTTTCGAGGTCGAAATGTCATCAATACCAAATACATTGACTACAAAAGATGTAGCTGAGCAACTTAAATTATCCGAACAAAGAATTAGAAGTCTTTTTCGTTCGGGAGCTATAGTTGGGCGTCAAATAGGAAAACAATGGGTTACAACCGATAGTGAAGTATCTAACTTTCTGAAAAATGGCCCGTTGAAACAACCAGAGGATCGGAAACGTCAGGTAAATGAAACACCTAAACTAAAGGCCCTTTCTTTTTTTTCAGGAGCTATGGGACTTGATCTTGGCTTAGAAAAAGCTGGAATTCAGATGCTTTTAGCCTGTGAGGTCGATAAGGTATGTAGAAGGACAATTATAGCGAATCGTCCTGAAATAGGGTTAATTGGTGATATTTGGAAATATGATACTTCAAAGATATATGAGTATGCAGGACTTGTAGATGGTGAAGAAATAGATGTAATGGTTGGAGGGCCTCCATGTCAATCATTTTCCACCGCAGGTGCTAGAAAAGGATTTAATGATGAACGAGGTAATGCTTTACTCCGATATATCCAGTTAATACTGGATATACGTCCTAAATTTGCAGTGATAGAGAATGTGCGTGGTCTTTTATCTGCTGCAATGTCACATATTCCGCATTCAAAAAGAAATGATGATTGGTTCCCTTCTCCTGAAGAAATAAAAGGCGGGGCGCTTCTGCATGTTCTTGAAATGTTACGCGCAGGGGGATATGGGGTATCATTTAATTTGTATAATGCTGCTAATTTTGGGGTTCCGCAATCTCGAGAGAGAGTCATAATAATATGCTCTCGTGATGGAAAAAAACTTCCCCACCTTATACCTAGCCATTCAAATGATTCTACATTTGGTTTGCCTAGATGGAGAACTTTACAAGATGCTTTTGAAGGAATGAATGATTCCCAGTGTGATTATGAGGAGTTTCCAGAAGAGCGCTTACGTTTTTATCGCCTATTAAGTTCAGGACAGTATTGGAAACACTTACCTAAAGAATTACATAGAGAGGCTCTAGGCAATTCGTTAGACTCAGGTGGTGGTAAAACAGGTTTTTTCCGACGTTTGGCTTGGGATAAACCATCATGTACTCTCGTCACCTCTCCGACCATGCCTGCTACTGATATTTGTCATCCTACAGAAAATCGTCCACTTTCAGTTCAGGAATATGCAAGAATACAACAATTTCCGGACGATTGGATATTTTGTGGAGCAATAGAAGATCGTTATAAACAAATAGGGAATGCTGTTCCTGTCGGTTTAGGTGAAGCAGTTGGCAGAGCTATTTTGTCTCATCTAGAAGGTAAAAAAATAAGCCCTCCAATAGGTTTTCCGTTTAGTCGCTATAAAAATACAGATGAGGAATCATGGGAAAGAATTACAAAAGATAACATAATGAAAGTAAAGAATAAAAATAAATAGACATTTAGAATTCAATTAAAAATGTCTATTTATTGTGAAGTGGGATAGTAAATTTTTTATGACTATAAATCAGACCAACACTATTATTACTGTTGGTCTGAGAATTTATCTTAATGATGTAAGATATGTTCTCACGAAATTGGTAAACCCTTCTTCTGATAGATTATCTCTTAGATAATTATCGGGGAAATTATTCCAGTTTGTTTCAGCTCTTCTTGAAAAAGTCCTATGCCATTTAGTTATATTCGTACCAAGTCGTATCGCACTTGAAGAAGAATTTTCTGAGTTATCTCTATTTTTTACTTGTAATAGTGTCCAAGAGTCATTTTGTGTAGCTGGTGGCTTTATGAAGTCCACAGCTCTTACCACAGATCCAGAGCACCAAATCCATCCTTCATTTTCCATAACAGAAGCTAAGTAACGTTCAAGTAGCTCTCCAACAAAATTTTCAGCTCCCATAGAAAGGGAGTGCTCATGCTTAATTCTCATTACTTCACTTTGTTGTATATCAAAATATGACGTGAGTATTACGGAGGTCATTTCATCAGGTATAGTAGAAGGAGGTGCCGGAGCTCTAGGTAACCTTCCTGAAGCAAAACTGTTTGCTTGTCTAACAATATAATCTTCTGAGCCAACGTTAGGTGCAAGTGCACCTCGTAGCGCTGAAGCAGCCTCTGGATGTTCGGAAAGAAACTGAATGACATAAGCATACTTATGTGCAAGTTCTGGATAAGTATTTGTTAATGAGCTAATTGCCACTTCACGATGATTACTGATAAAACACATGTAATTACCTCCATTTTTTATATACTATAACATGGAGGTGCAATTAGCGGTATGTATTAGGTGTTAGTATTAATCGTATCAATATGTTATTTTATTGCTTTATCAACAAACTCTCCCCACCAATCCATCATTTCACACCTTTGTTCTAGATATATAGCTCGGTTATATGCGCGTCGCACCTCATTGCTATCGATATGGGCTAAAGCTGCTTCAATCACATCAGGTTGAAATCCATGCTCATTTAATGCAGTTGATGCAATTGAACGGAATCCATGTGCTACAAGGCGACCTGCAAAGCCAACACGCTTGATAGCCGCATTAACTGTTTGGCTATTCATTGGTTTAGTGTGTGGTGATTTCATACTAGGAAAAATGTGTTCCCTATGACCGCTTATAGGTTTCATAGTTTCTAATATTGCCAATGCTTGAGGAGAGAGAGGAATGATATGTTCTCTTTTCATCTTCATTCTTGCTGGTGGGATAGTCCAAAGCTTATTATCAAGATCGATCTCACACCATGCCGCTTCGGCTGCTTCGGCTGGGCGAGTCATAGTTAATAATTGCCATTGCAGTAAACAATAAGTTTGTCGCTCAATGTTGACTCCTTGGATTGCAGCCATCAATTCAGGAAGCTGATCAGGTTTTAATGCAGGTAAGTTTTTTACAACTGGATTTTCAAAGGCAGCGGTAATTTTTGCAGCAGGGTTAGCATCAAGAAAGCCAACATTCACAGCATAAAACATCACTTCATTAATGCGTTGCGCTACTCGTTTAACTGATTCTAGTTTGCCTTGTGCTTTTAAGGGTTCTAATGCGCTAATAAAATGGCGAGCTTTTAAATCAGTTATTGCTATATCACCAACATGAGGAAGTACATGTAGCTCAAGAGAACGCCAAATATCTTTCAAAGTTGATTCTTGCAAGCTAGATTTACTTTTGATTTCGAACCACTGCTGAGCTATTTTTTCAAAAGTATTATTTTTTTCTTCAAATAGGCGTTGTTCTTCAGCTTTTTTGTGTTCTTGTGGATCTATATTTTTAGCTAGAAGCTCTCGCGCATTTTCTCGTTTAAGCCGAGCCTCTAAAAGGCTAACTGTAGGATAGCTACCAAAGCTAATAAGTGCTCGTTTCTTGGTTATAGGGCGGTAGTAGTTAAAGCGCCATATTTTTGAACCAGTTGTTTTGATTAGCAGATATAAGCCATTTCCATCTTGCAGCGTATAATCTTTATCTTTGGGTTTTGCTGATTTAAGCTTGGTATCACTGAGTGGTACTGTTGTACGCGCCATATAGTTATACGCCTTTTAGTTATATATAAGGGATATAACTAATGATATAACTAAAAATTTTGCTTGTCACTGAACATAACTGACCATTAATACATATAAAAAAAGCCTTCAACTATGATATTGAAGGCTTTTTTAATCATCACTGAGCATCAATGATACTATATTTGGTGGAGCTGGCGGGAGTTGAACCCGAGTCCGTAATTTTTTAATTTATTGATTATTAAAGGGTGTTTTTATGGGAGGTCAATCATGTGCACTAGATGTGCACATGGATGTCAATGCGTAGGGATATTGCAGGTTATCTTCCTATCAATTGATATCATTATTTTATAAGCGGGGGAGGTGACAGCTATGGAAAAACGTATATGATAACTTCTTAGTACTGAATTCAAATTTGAATAGTTTTTATGAAGTTACTACCATAATACTTTTGGCTTAAATTAAAGTAATCTGCTGGTTTTTAAGCTCGTCCATTTTTTTTCTGAATTTAATCTTTTCATCCGCTTTCTCTAAATCTATAGTAGTCATGTTCTTTATAAGTAATTGAAAATCATCTACTGATTTTATAATTAAGAACTCTTTTGTTTTATTAATAAAAACTACTGAACTTTTATTTCTATTTAAAAGTTCAATTACGTTGTTGAGTGTTCCTGTACTTTTAGAATCCCAAACCATCAGTCCACAATCGGCATCTTCTGCCATCTGGATGTCTTTTGCAGTGAAGAATGCACGGGTGCCTTGTGGGTGATCTGTTTTCACTACATTTACAGGCCAAGAGCCCAGATTATTGCGTGGTTTTGGTGAACTACTATACACTGTAGTATTTTTGCTACTCATTTGGAGCAATTCTCTTTGCACAGAAGAATCCACTCCGTTCGCATCCCCAACAATAACCTTGAATTTCTTGTCTACTATTTTTTTTATTCGCTCAATTACAAGTGGATTCAGTTTTCTTATGGTTATCGAGCCTGCAATAAAAATTGTCGTCATTGTTATTTCCAAGTAAGTGCCGCTACATATATTTTGTTAATTTTATTATAGCGTCTTAGCTCTTTACATGCAGCCTCCATAGATGCCCCCGTATGGAATAGGTCATCGATGATCAATGCATTGAATGGTCCAGCCTCTCGAATTTGGTCTCGAATATAAAAAGCTCCAGCTACAGCCTCCTCTTTTTCTGCTTTTGTCTTCAAGTCTTTAAGAGATGTTCCACCAGGCTGTTTAAAGAGTAACTCCTCAAAACATGGTACATTTATTTCTTCCGCCAATAATCTTGCAATAGCTGTGACTGGCTGTATAGCTCTTTCATTGGAAGCTGCCATAGGAATCACCAGCTGAATATTTTCAAAAAAAGGGATTGCATTGTCATAAAGACATTGTGCCAGGGGCGCTATTTGGTGGTAATCCTGTTTGTACTTAAGTTGATAAACTGCTTCACCAACTTCGGTTCGCTCATTATTGAATTGTGGGCGACCATACTCATTATCTCCCATGTACGTGCTTCGAATCATGTGTTTGTCCATTGCAAAGCCTAAGTCCCAGTTCCCAGTTATTTGTTTAATAGCTACTTGCATATGTCATCCTTATCATAAATATAATCATAATTGAATAACTTATAATTACTCGGAGCTTTTTTGAAGCTATCTTTTATATAATTGAGTGGTTGGGCATTTATTTGTCGAAAAAAATAAAAATATCCCATGGTAAGTACGTTTTTATACGAAAGAATGACAAGTAGGTGTAATTATTTAGTAAAATATTTTTGATTAATATCACATGCATTAACGTATCAAACTTTAACCACACTTGCGTTTGGCAAAGAATAGAATGTACATAGTATTTCCCCTGAATTTAATAATCCTAGATTAATATTGTTTGATAATATTAGACACCGTACCCCCATCATACTCTTTAAGATATCCCCCATAATGCCTAAACAACATTTCAGGCCCTTTATGTCCCATTTGCCCAGCTAGCCAAAACAGGTTAGCGCCTTGGCTGATATGTCGTGTCGCGAAGGTATGTCTTGTTTGATAAGGGTTACGATACCTGATTCCTGTTTTCTTTAGCGTTGGTACCCATGCTTTCTTTCTGATTGCATCAGCACCTGCCCAGGCTTTATTTGTTTTTGGGTCTTCAAAAATCACATCGTCTTTCATAAACGTGAATTGCTTTTGGTTATTCAGGGCGTTCAGGGCTTCACTATTCAATTCAACCTTTCTGGTACCGGCTTTAGTTTTGGTTTTCTTAATAACACCAACTACGCTGGCGGACTGCACATGTGCGGTATTCTCTAAAAAATCAATATCACTCCATCTTAATGCACATAATTCAGAGCTTCTTAAGCCAGTATTAATGGCAAACTGAAATAAGTTTTTCCATTGCTCATATCTTGCCGCAGCGAGTAGGGCAGAGACTTCTTTAGGTGACAATGGGTCAACAATATAACTGCTTTCATTGTCACTGTTATTTGATTGGTATCTTGAAGCAGATACAAGGCTGACTGGGTTGATTGATACAATGCCATCGGTAATGGCTTCATCTAGCGAGCTGCGCAAGAAAGAGAGCTGATTACGGATGGTTTTTAATACTGTCGTTTGCTTTTGTATCCAGTTTTTTAGGATCGCCGGTGTGAGTGATGAAACATGTAATTGGTGCAAATCAGACAGTGCACTTTTGCATTTTTTATAACCGCCAATCGTTGAAGGTGATAAATTTCGAGTTTCACAAATCACTAAATATTCTTCCAAATAATCAATCACTCTTTTTTCACGATTATTAACGCCAAAAAGCATTAATTTTTTAGAGTTAGGAAAATATTTAGCATAATTAAACGTGTCTTTTTCAATGTTATTTTGAATTTCAGCAAGTAGCCTTTCAGCATATTTAATATTTTTATTATCGACGGTTAATCTAGAGAGAGGCTCTCTACAGAGCGCCCCTCTATAAGTAAACGTGATAACAATAGTTTGGCTGGTTTTGTTGTTACGAACCGTCACCCCTCTTGGTAGTGTGTAGCCTGTTTGTTTTTTCGCGCCCACTTATTCACCTCAGCAATATCAATCCAACGTTCTTTTGAACCTTCAACTTTTAAAACATGTACACCGACTATCCAATATTGCCGTTGTATGCGCTTATTAATGGACTCTGGTGTTTCTCCGTACATATTGCAGTACGCGGAAATAGGCAAACATTCATATAACATAACTTCCTCCTATATCCGCTTGCTTAATGTCGTGGGGAAAAAAATCATAGTCTTCTGTGATATTTTGTCTCATCTTGGTCTTGCCTCATCATTAATAAAATAAGTTGGTCAGCAATGTTACAGGCATGTTTGATATCAGCTTCAGTACATGGTCTGTTTTTTACACTGGCAGCTAACTTGCCTAACTTAATATCAAACTCAGTTAATAATTGTTCCTTGGGTTCCCAAGGGGTTAGTTGGGGTTGTTTCATGGTGGTTATCCATTGGTTTTGAATAAACCACCACAGTAAGAAAAAATGCAGAATAAAACTGATTATGCTTAATCAATTATTGGCTCGAATAATTGCTTCGATGGGATAGCATTCAGACAAAACACCTCGTTGAGTTAGGGCGTCTTTATCCATTAAACAATTCTGTTCATCGGGATAGGTATAGCCGTTAGATTTATATAGGCAATCAGCACCGCTGCAAATTAGCAGGAATAAACCATAAATCATTGTTTACTCCTTTGTAGTTCTGCCTGAGTAGGCTGTATTTCTATTCTAATATGTGCAGGAAAGTCATAAGAAACCTTGCAACGTCTATCTGTTGAAACAAACCCGTGCGAGCCATCGGGTAGGGTGATTTTGACTTCCTGGTCTTTTTGATGTTCGTGTCTTAGCATTGGTATTGCCTCGTTTGTGACATGTCACGTTAATGGATAACAGTGTGTACCGCTGGGTAACCCAGTTGAAGTAACAATGCCTTTTTTACCAGTGATAGCGTTTGTTCTTCTTGGCGAGTGACTTGTTGAGTCGATGCAGTGGTCCACTCAACGCTGCATTTATTGTTAGTTTCATCGTGAGTAATGATGACTTCTAATTTCATGGCCATAAAAATATCTCCTGATATGCGCCCATTGCTGTGCGCTAAAGTGATTAACGAACCATTAATGAACGGTCACCGACTTCTAAGTGAGCACCAGGTATTTCAATACCATTTTCGATTGCTTCTTTAATGCGCTTTTTATCAGGGGCAGTAATGGTCTGAACATCCACCAATTCATCGGGTAAAGCTGCTTCGTTATCGATGATGACACGAACAACACCCGCGCGAGCCGTAAAGGTATTTTTTGTGGTTTTTAACTTGTCTTTGCCTGATGTTAACAAGCAATCCAATGCATATTTTTTCAGGTTCTTAACTTGATTTTCGAATGATTTTTTACGGTCTGCCAAACGTTTTGATTCTTCATCCAGTGTTTTGGCTTGCCCCTCTAAATTACGGGCATGAAGCATAATTGCATCCAGTTTATCACCTAGTTCACACTCGATGCCCTCTAAGGCATCAGCAACATCTTCTGCGGTGAATTCACCTGATTTGACGAGTTGTTGTAATTTGCTGTAGTCAGCAGCCATTGCAATAGCAGTTGTCTTGGTCATTAGATTGCCTCTTCTTTTTGTTTCAGTTGGTCTAAACACTCTTTTTCAATTTCATTTAGCCGGCGCAAACGGCCGTTTAAATATTTTTCATATTCACTGTCGCCACGTTGTTTGGCCAACTTGGCATGCGTTGAAATTTCACGGGTGAGGGTGGATGTGATACCCCGTAATTCGTTTGGCGTCACCGCACTGCGCATAGTTTCAGTGTGTCGGGTGAACTTCTCATCTAACTCTTTGCGAATGCGGGTAGCATCTTCAGCGTTATCGCTGGCGGCTTTGATTTCGTACTCGAGCTTATTACTCGCCACATATTCAGGGTTATCATGCATTCCCATATAGACGTCAGAGCTAAAGCCAAGCATGGAAAGTGCTTTTTTGATGGCATCAGTGAGTGATTTTTTAAACACTTCACCATCAACCTTAATGCCATAGGTGGTTTGATAGCGGTAAGGTGTAGCGCCGTAGCTTTCAAATTCACCTCTCGTCTCACATTCAATGGTGTACCAAAAACGGATCTTGATTGAGTGGTTTTGTTCGCAGAATAAAGAACCGTCCCCATCTCGCAAAAAACGCGTTGCGACTTGTTTGTTACGTTCATCAAAAACCGGTTCAGTAAGAGGCTTGCCGTTAACAAATTTCTCTTCAACGATTTCATAACCCCAACCTTCACCGATAGGGCCGAATATTTCAGTGGCTCGCATAAACATATAGGTGCTGTTAATACTGGTTCCGGTATAACCAACCCCATCAAGCGGTTTTGTAAATCGCGCATCAGTACGCTGCACTCGTTTCCAAATATTGAGGTGGTCATTATTACTATCGATCACTTCATCAATGACTGCTGCGCGTTGTTGAAAGTCATCTTGTTCAGTGGCAATTGGCGCAGAAATAACAGGTGTTTCAATAACAACCGGTTCAGGTTCTTTTTCTACTTTAGCCGGTGTGTCTTTCTTCTTACTAGCGCGCTTTGGTTTTTCTGTTTTAGCCGGTTGCTCAGGTGTTTCATCATTAGCCGGCTTGGCATCTAAATTATCAACTGCAAAACGACCACTCCCGAGTGAGGTTACTTTTGGGTTGTTGGTACTAAGTTTTGAATCGATAAACGCTTTACGGGCATTCGCATCATCAAATAGTTCGGGCTTTTCGCGTGCCTCAGCCACTAGTGCAAAGATGCTTTCGCGAGGGATCTCTAGAACGCTAGGAAATGTGCGCAAATCCATTGATAAACGTTTCCATGGCTTATCTTCAGCGCTGATGAGTTCTTTTGCTTTGCGAATATCCGCGCTTTTTGCATCGCTTGGTTTAACGTTCATGAGAGCGAGGGCAATTTCGAGGTCAAGAGCGGCATAATCACGTTTAAGAACAGGCTCATCTTCAACGGGAGGTAGTTCAGGTTCCTCGGTTAACCAACTTTCACCAAGCGCCTTAGCTTCTTCGATAGTGACATTATCGTCAGCATACTCATAAACCGCCTGCGCGATTTCCATCGTGGCTTCGGCATCCATTAATGAAACTTTGGTGATTTCAGCAAGGCCTGTGGCGATATGTCGAATCTTTGGCGCTTCTTTACTTTCATTGAGATATTTCAATGTTGAAGTGTATTCTTTATCAGTAATTTGAGTTTTACCAAACATCAGTAAAGCAGCTACGCGGGGTTTAGTGGCTAGCTTTTTAAATTCTTTATATTTAATGGGTTGCCATTTTTCACCGTCAAATTCATTTTCAACAGCAAATTTCTCATCGAATTGATCGAGTGCAGGGCGGGGGGAGCCAACCGCGTCTTCACAAATGATAGGTTCATCAACGTTGAAGTTATCCATCGAATCAGGGTAAACCTCAGATAGCTTAATCATTGCAGTTGCTGCAGCAATTTTGGTATTAGCTGCATTGAAAGCAATTGTTAAAGGTACAGCGCCATTGGTTCGAGCCTCGGTCGTAGGCTCAAATACACAGATAAAAGTTGTCATTGGTCTTGCCTCTTAATAAGGGATTTGTTCGTCAGTTTTAGAAATGGGTTTGCCTTCTAAGCAGAGCAACATCTGGATCTGGTCTTCCAGTAAGCTTGATTTCACCTGCGCATCAGCAAGAATTTTGTTTTGCTCGGCTTTGAGTGCATTGATTTCTAACTGAACAAGTTCTGCATTGGTTGGTTCTGTAAAAGGAATTTCAGTAACGTGTTTAGCAATAACAAAGCCTAAACCTGATTTCACATCAGACTTAAATGCATAGGCGTTGAATTGATATGAACCATCAGGTTGCTTCTGTGCATGAATGTAAAGGGTGACGCTTAGGGTTTTAGGTTGTGCTTTCATAGCAGCTCCTTTAAAATAACTGTGATCAGTGATTTATCATTGGTCTTGCCTCTTCTAGCGTTTGGTCGCGCTAGTAGAACTCTCGGTTAGCTTTGGTCGGTGACCCGAGGTAAAGGAACCCACTTCGGTGGGTTTTTTTACGTCTGTAAATCAATGCCCGTCTTTCCGAGCTGTCTGGTCTTGCCTCTGGCTTTGGCTTTGGTCTAAAAATCTTATCTGGTACTACTAAAAATTTGGTTTGAACACCTGACTAAACACTTGCTGTGTTTGTTTTGGTTCAATAAATATAACTTGCGGTAATTTTATTGTCAACACCGCAGGTGATTAATTATTAGTGGCGGTGATATTTGATTGAATTTGAATGATATTTAATTTAAAAAAATATTTATTTTGAGATGAAAATCACATTGGTGGGGGAATTATGGGCATAAAAAAGCCCTCAAAGGGAGGGCTAATTTGCTGTTAAGATGGTAAATAACAGTATGATTGAGGGGCAGAGATAGTCTTTCCAAGTATTTCACTGAATTTTTGAAGAGACATTGGTTCATCATATTTTACTACTTTACCTATCTCAATTGCATAGGCGGTAGATCTTTCTTGAAAGTACTCATCAAAGAAAGTTTTACTTATTCCAGAATATGAACTGGTTTTTTCCCAAATAGAACTCGGTTCATCTTGTAGTACACTTTCAATATTGAATTCACCAACAACCTGACCGACTGGTAGAGTGGAGTAAATTACAACTGAAGTCACCGATTCATTTTTAAATATGCCCTTTCTAAACTCATATCGTTTAGAGCCTTCAAGGATTTTTGATACGAATTCTGGTTTAATGGATAATAATATCTTCATCGGCTTCACTTTGATTTATAATTTTACTAAACTGCTCATTATTAATTTGCAGTATACCCCAGTAAGCATTCTCGTCAATCCCAACGTTATCTATCAATGTTGCTCTGTTTAACCTTTTTGGTAAAGCTAAATTATAAGTAAACGTTATTATGTGAGGGTACTTCTTGCTTCGATATAATTTAGATAATTCTTCCTTAGTAAAGACCGAATATTTTATACAATATTCAATGAATAATTCTTCAGAAGGGAAGTCAAATATTGATTTTACATTTTCAACTATACATATTGATGTAACAACAGAGCGGTAATAAGCAGAGCCTTTATTATCTGACGTTCTATATATGACCACGATATCATATGGCTTCATCTCTGTAACTTTGCTCATACCACATATGTATACTTTTCTGATGCTGTTTGTATGAGATACATCTTGTAATATATCTGGGGATTCAGTATTAAGTATTGAATCAGGAAATAGTACAGAATGGAACTCCGGATATATTGAAAGTATGTATTTATTTTGGCTATCAGTAAATGGAAATCGAGGATAGTCAGATAGAATGTCACCAGTAGATAAATGTGAAGTCATTTCTTTTAATAAGACTATTTCCTCACCATTTTTACTATTCTTAATGGCGCATTCATTGAATCCATACATTTTAAATAAATTAATTAAATACGAATGCTTTCTAAATACGGTAACATATATGTCATCAACTCTGAATGATAATGCATTATCAAATATTTTTTTAAGAAATCGTTGTCCCCTCAACGTCCCTTTAGGTGAAAATTTAAAAGTGCCTATCTTTAAATGAATCCCTTTTTCTATCGGGGGATGAACGTCATTGATACTATCATTTTCTATTTTTAAATATAAAAAACCATCTATATTACCCGATTCTTCATATAGAACATAAGCCTTTTCAGATGGGTCATTAGCTTTCTTTTTAAACCAGTCTATAAATCCATGAGAATAATCAACCTTTAAAGAATTGAAAAATTCATCATCCAAATTAATATCTTTAAAAGCTAAATATTTTAAATTATCCATAATAAAGACCTTGTTTGGTGATTTTCTAAAATGTGTCATCAGGCCACTGAGACTTCACTACTTTTCCAATAATCTGACAATTACCATTAATCGGTATGAGATCGAACCTTGGATTTAGTGGCTCTAAATAATCTTGTCCTGATTCTCTAATCAATCGTTTAAATGTGAACTCGTCCCCATATAGTCGGGCTATACAAAAATCACCAAATTCAACATCCTGTTCTGGATCAATAAGAATCAATATACCTTCTGGAAAGCTAGGGCGGCCACCTTGTGGGGCTGTCATTGAATGCCCTTCTACTTCTAGCCAAAATGCGCGTTCACTTGCTTTCTTGGCTGTTGGTATCCATGAAATGGCATCCTTTTCTGTGTATGCACTACTATTTTCTGTAAATGCGCCAGCTTGAACCTTGGTAAGCAATGGATATTCATACCTATCACCATTAGAAATTAATTTTTGTTCAGAGACAGAGTTGAACATTTTTCTAATTTCTTTAGCTAATGATGGGCTGAAATCATCCACTGGAACGGCTAAGGCTTCGGCTAATTTTGCTGCATTTTCAACATTAATTGCATTTACGCCGTTCAATAGTTGTGCAATTGCACTTTGTCCCATACCAATAGCATTGCCTAGAGACTCTTGGGATAAACCAAGCTCTTTCTTTTTAGCCTCAAAAATAGACTTGAGTCTATTCGCATCAGCTTTTTGTTCTTCAGTAATGGGTTTCTTTTTCATAGTTGGATTTTATTACCAAATGGAATATTTAACAAACACCGCAGGTGTTGACTAAATTATAACTTGCGGTGATAATACGTGAAAAAGGAGGTAGTATGAAAAGAATCCCATTAACTGCGTTTGCCACTGAGATCGGCCAAAACAAGGCGGCAGAAATGCTTGGTGTCAGACAAAGCGCTATTAGCAAAGCAATTTTAAAAAAACGAAATATCTATGTCATACAAAAAAGTGATGGAACTATTGAGGCTGAGGAGATCAAATCATTCCCAGCCACCAAAAACGAGTAGAACCATTTCCCTTTAAACAAATTAAATATACATGTTTGATACTTGAAAAATTGATTAACCATAATCAACTCTGCGACAGGAGACGCAAAATGAGTTTTGATATCGATATTGTCCGCTCCGAAATTGAGAGCTGGGCTACAGAACACGGTCAAGAGCACGTAGCGATTGAGATAAGCCGTGCGTATTTGCAGATCACACGAGACAAATCACAGAGCCGCTTGCATGTGATTGAAGATGAACGAGGGCAAGCGGATTGGAAAGCGATTAACAATAACCGACAGCAGATATTTCGTTGGTTGCGAGGTGATTCGAACGCATCAATGAAAAAATTAGCAGAGCTGATGCCAGCGATTGAAATGGCGTTGCCAGCTTCGAGGTTAGCTCGAGTACGTGGCGACACTAAAAACTATTTAGCATCAGTGGCCATACAGCGATTTGCAGAGGCTATGACCGAAATTTTGTTAGAGGGGCGTGACATGTCACACCGAATAAATAATGCCGTTAACGCACTCAATGCAATATCACGCCCGACCAGCGTGCACTAATTCAAGAGGCAAGACCAATGCTAAGAACGACTGAATTGATTACCTATTGCAATGGTTTTTTATTGAATGGAAAGCCAGCAGACAGAAAACAAATCGAAGATATTTTCGAGGGAAGAAGGGCGATAGCGCTCAATATTGGGGAGCAATACGAACAACAAAAACAAAAGCTACTTTTAAAGAAATTGTCGCCTGAGCAGTACCAGAACGCTTGCCGTGATATCGCGAAAGCGCTGGGGGTGTGAAATGAGACCATCAGACTTGTTACTCGATTTTGGGCGACCCGTGGCTTACTACCCTGGTCTAGTTAAACGCTTTGGTAGCGTCAATGCGGTGATATTTTTTAGTCAGATATTTTATTGGCAGGATAAAACGGACTCTGAATTAGGGGTCTATAAGTCTTCTGAGGATATTACAGCCGAAACTGGGTTAAGCTATCGCGAGCAACTCACCGCCAGAAAGCACCTTGTTAAACGTGGGATTTTAATTGAAACAGATAGGCGTTTAGAACACAAAATATATTACCGTATAGATTGCGACCAACTTGACCAAATTATGACGCAACCTATTGATAATATCCCAAATGCGCAAAGCGCAATCGGGGAAAGTCACAATGGGGATTTGGCGAAACAACAAAATGAACGGCCGCCACAAGACAAATTCGACGGTGGCGGTGAAACAAATCCGCAGTTCGATCCTACAGAGATTACAACAGAGAATACTACAGAGAATACTAATGATACGTCAGGTCTTGCTGACGAACCCAACCCCCCATCAAAAATAAAATTAGATTATGGTTCTATCCTTGAGGCTTATCACAGCATTTTGCCTGATATGCCATCGGTTAAAGTGATGACTGATGCACGAAAACGGATGCTGAGAAACTTTTGGCTAAAATTTAAATTTAACCAGGAACGTTGGGAAAATTACTTGTCGTACATTGCGAATCATTGTCGCTGGATGACTGAAGATCGTGATAACGGCCGAGGAGGTTTATGGCGACGCAAAAACTTGGATTACCTGATCACTGAACGCTGCTACGTGGCGGTCAAGGAGGAGCGAGCCAATGACAAATAATTATTTTGTTCCTCCCTATAACCTTGAAGCTGAACAAGCGGTTTTAGGTGGTTTGATGATTAGCACAGACGAAGATAAGCGTCAGCATGTTATTTCGCTAATTAAACCTGAATCATTCTATCAGTGGTCACATAATCGGATTTTTGCAGAGATAGTTCGACTGATTAAAACCAATCAGCCTACTGATGTAATTACCGTAAGCGATGCGCTAACAGCTAATGGTGATTTAGACAATGTTGGTGGATTCGCCTATGTCGCTGAGCTTTGCATGTTACCAACAGCAGCAAACATAGTGAATTATGCAAGGATCATTCGTGAAAAGGCCATACAGCGTTATGCGATTAATAACCTTAATACTTGTGTTGAAATGCTGATGACCAATGATGGGGTTGAGGTGAGTAATAAACTCGCCAATGTACAGCAAGTTGTTTCAAGTATTATCGAACATGCGAAAACTGGAAAAAGTAAAGGGCTTAGACCTGCTCGTGATGTAGTAGGGGATTGGATTGTAGAGGTGGAAAGACGTTTTGATGACCCAATGAATGCAGTAGGGTTTACGTTAGGCATTGAATCCCTTGACGATTTAATGGCTCCCAAACAAGCACTAAGAGGTTCTTTAATCGTTGTGGGTGCTAGGCCTAAAATGGGGAAAACAGCTTTCTACAACCGTGTAGCCACTCATTTTGCCCTAAACCATCGGTTACCTACATTGTTGTTTAGTTTGGAAATGACGGACAGGGGGATCATCGAGCGTATGATTGCTCAAGAGGGCGGGGTATCTTCAGACATTTTTTATACTGGCGCACATGATGAAATGGAAATGGCGAGAGCACTAGCAAGAGCTGAAGAAATTGCTGAGTCGAACATGTATATCGACAGTTCTCCGGGCGTCGATTTAAACCATATCATTGCAGAGTGTCGCAAAATAAAACGCCTTAAAGGGCAGGTAGGGTTAATCGCAGTAGATTACTTAACACTTATCAAAGCTGCCCCAGCAGAACGCCGTGATATTGCGTATGGTGATATTACAACGGGCTTAAAGAACTTAGCCAAGGAAATGGATTGTGTGGTCTTGTTACTTACTCAGCTTAACCGTAAGCTGGAAGAACGAGCAGATAAACGGCCAACACCTGCAGATAGTCGAGATACAGGGCAAATTGAGCAAGATTGTGATGTCTGGATTGGCCTATACCGTGATGCGGTTTATAACAACAATGCAGATAAATCGCTGATGGAAATTATTCTTCGTTTAAATCGTGATGGAAATACCGGAACGGCTTATGGGCAGCTGGTGGATTCGTACATCAAAAATATTAGTCAAAGTGAGGCAGAAAGGCTGTTGTTTAAGGTACTGGATAAAAGAAGGGTGTATTCAGATAAATTAAATAAAAATTTTTAACATAAAGGATATTAATTCTAAATTGAACAGTAACATGCTTGATAAAACATGACATTTTATCAAGCATGTTATTTGTTTATTTATTTTTATATCTAATAATTTCTTTTTCTAAAATATTCTTTTTTTCACTTATAGATGAGGATAGGTTAGTATAATCATCAGATAATTGTTCTTGGCTCTTATTTGCTAAAAATCCTAATTTGTTAGAGATAGATAGCAGTAATGAGATTATATTTTCATTCTCATTTATACCATTCTGTGATGACCAACGCTTAATAGAGTCATTTGTTAAGCTCAAAATTGGCTCTTTAACTTTAATTGATGAATTAATTAATTTAATAATATCTCTTTGCATGATAATTCTATTTTTAAATTCAGACATTATACACCTCATTTAGTAATTCTATGATATTTTTCATCCAAGTATCTATTGCGGTTATACTAGATTTGGCAAGTTCAATACCATCTTTATCTATTATACTTCCTTGCCCTCTAGTACATAGTATCCTAGCCTTTTCAAAAATTTTGTAACTATCTAATTCTATATTTAATTTGTTTTTCTCTAACCTTAAGGCCGCATTTCTAGAAAAATTAGGCTTTCCGTCTGAATGTAAAGAGTAACATATTGCAAAGTTTCTAATTGCTAAAAATATATTTGAAAGTTCAAAAATATCAGATTCCTGAGAAAGTTCTAGAGCATTTCTGGCATCGCAAAAAATATCATAAAATTTCAAACAATCACTTAATACATTAGAGTATTTTTTGGGTTCTCCAAGGTTCTTTAAGAAGTCCTCATTGTTGATTGAGTATATCATTTTTGATTCTAAATATAAATGCCAAGCAAATGGACTACCAGTTTCCCAGAGTTTGTGGATCCTCCTAGAAGAGTAAATAGAATATTTTTGAGGGTTTATATTATCACTTTTTTTATCTGTAATAAGTAAAAGGTCAACGTCGGAATTGAAATCAATATCTCCACGACAAACAGAACCAAAAATATATATATACATATTATCGACGTCCTAGTCTTTTTATAAGGACTGACATAAATAATCCAAACATAATAAATCTAAAGATGGATAAAATAGTTAAGTATGTATCAGAGTATTTAACATCGGAAGTTATTCCAAATAGCAGTTTTGGAATCGTTAAAAGTGAGTTGAAATAATTATTGATACATGAATTAGGTTCTGTTGTATATACACTGGAGTGATAAAAACCAGCTAGGGTAATAAATATGACTACAGTTCGAATTAACTTTAAAATGGATTCACCATTTCCCCAAATAAAATCTAGTAGCCTAAAATTAAGCCACTTAAAAAACATTTTAACACGGCTAAGTCCTGTATATTTTGTTCTATAATACTTATCCTTTGATTTCCAAGAGTTTTTTAAGTGTTGTTCAGTGGCGTCAAGCTCAATATTAATTGCCTTATTGGCTGATTCAGTATCTCCAATATGTTGATAGTTTAACCTTAATGTTCTTGCGAAGGCTAGTAATAGGTTTAATTCGCTAGGACAATTCCTTGCGAAAATATCGTTATCTATATTTGTTTTTTCAAAAATGCTATATCGAAAATCACAACTAGAAAAGCTAGAACCAGATAAATTACAATTAACAAATCGACAGCCAATAAATTTACAGTCATCGAAACTACATTTTCGTAGGTATGCCACATCAAATGTAGAATAACTAAAGTCTACCCCTTTAAAGTGTACACCCTTGGCTACTAATCTTTCGAATAAAGTATTTTGAAAGCATTTATCATTTATTTCTTTTTTGGAGAACTTTTTATCAGTTATCTTAACTTTACCGCTATTTTCTAACTCATCATAGGGGGAAGTTGACATTTTGTTGTTATTTTCTTTTTTTGTTGAAAAAAGTTGTTGTAATTTTTTTTTCATAATTAATTTAAATTGAATGGTTTTGTAAATTATAATTGATTTGTTTTTATTAAACAATATAGGCTCTACTCTCCAATTTGAAGAAGCAACACATGGATAGTATTTTTAAATAAATAATAACTACTTCTATGATTAAATCTAACTTTTTATTAGCATTAGATATGTTCTTGATGTGGGGGAGTTGAGGATTCTCTATTAGTTCTAGGTGGAGATATTGCTTTGAAGCTTTTAGTAGTCACTGAATTTGGTTTTTTCGTCAAATTTATAGGGCTTTTTTATTGCGTTTTATAAATCAACAAACAAATTAGTAGCTATAATATATATGTTAGTACTTGATTGTGTGATATTTGTGCCTAAGATATATAAGTTAAGATTAGCAATACAAAGGTATTTAGTTTACTATAATACAAATTGGTCTGAACACCCAATCTTAACACTTGCTGTGTCTACTGAGAGAAACGTATGGCACAGCATAGCTTTATCAAAATGTCTAACGACACTCTTGTACCAGCTAATCCGTCGGCAAGGGCTTTTTTGCATTCCAAAATCAAGTGTGGTGATGTGCTTTCGGCTGATTTCAAGAAAGCTCGTAACCCACGCTTCCACCGTAAATACTTCGCTTTACTCAATCTAGGATATGAATACTGGGAGCCAACCGGCGGTACCATTTCGCCTGAAGAAAAAGAATTGGTTCGTGGTTACGTTAAATTCCTTGCTTACTACACTGATAACGATGAGGCCCTCCAATCTGCTGCAGATGTTTACCTCAATGAGATAGCACAGAAACGCGCTCACAATATATCAGCAACCAAATCCTTTGATGCTTTTCGTTACTGGGTAGTTGAACAATCTGGCCATTATGAAATATTTGAAATGCCAGACGGTAGCTTACGCCGCGTCGCTAAATCAATCAGCTTTGCCAAAATGGATGACCTAGCCTTTGGCGAACTCTACAAAGCCACACTCGATGTGCTTTGGAACTTCATTCTATTCCGTAAATTCCCCACCCAAGAAGCTGCTGAAAATGCAGCTGGCCAACTTTTAGATTTTACCTAGAGGCAAGACTAATGACCAAAAAATCAAAGACCAAAGAAGATAAACAGTGGCTATCAGATGTGGCAGAACTTGGCTGTATTTGCTGTCGAAATATGGGACATGGAGCAAGTCCCGCGGAAATCCATCATGTAAGAACGGGGCAGGGAATGGCACAGAGAGCTAGTCATAGAGATGTCTTGCCATTATGTCCGCCTCATCACAGACCTAGTTACGATACTGGATTTCATGCAGCGCCAAAAACATGGCAAGAAATTCACGGTACCGAAATCGAGTTATTAGAACAAACCAAAAGAGAAGTTGTGGCGCTGCGCGCATGTCGTATCTGATGCCCGTTATAAAAATATTATTGACATGCGATAGGCGGTGAGTAAATGAAACTCGAAAATGCACTGAAAAACTTTCACCCTAAGTCACCTACATTCGGCAATGTAGCAGGTTGTACTTCCCCTGATCGAATAACGGGAACGGATATCATGGCAGCTATGGGGATGACTGAATCACAAGCTAAGTTTGGCATGATGGCTTTTCTGGCTAAAAATGATGTCAGCGAAGAAGATAAGTTTTCTACGGTAGAGGCGCTAACTCAATATGCACTTAAAGTCGCACCTAAACTAGTTCGCAAAGCTGCAGGTAAGAAACTGGGTTACTGTCTGGCTGTCTTAGCAAAGATGGCATTTGAAGATTATGCACGTTCAGCTGACTCGGTGTGCCAGTGCAAGGACTGTGGCGGAAAAGGGCTGATTTATCGCCGGAAAGGTGTAGTGAAGCATCATGGCATCACAAATATGGAAGGTACCGTGATTGTTGAGCCGATAGTCCGTAATGAGTTGATTGATGAGTTGTGTGTGACCTGCAACGGTAAAGGGCTGCTGACCAACCGGTGCCGATGCAAGGGGAGGGGTAAGGTATACGACGAAGAGCGGAGTGAATTACAGGGCATTCCGGCATTCAAAGACTGTCAGAGATGCTCAGGGCGCGGGTATAGACGGGTCCCGTCGTCTGTGGCTTATCAGGCGGTAAAACACTTGGTACCGGAATTGACGCAGCCGACTTGGTCACGTAATTGGAAGGCATTTTATGAAGGGTTAGTGGAGAAATGCTATATTGAGGAAACAAAAACTGAGGAGTTGTTTTTTAAAGTGACGTCATGAGTTCATTATAACCAAGCAATCTAACTTACGCTGCCTGGTTATAGTGGCATATTTTTATGTCTTAATTTGCGATCGTTCGTTATTACTCGGGTACGTATGGACCTGAGTAATTCTCTGCAACGGAAAGAATAAGAGACATTAACTCAGATGGCGATGCTCTTCCTTTAATTTTTTTCAATATTTCATGGAGGACATAATGTCTAGAAGGTTGATTCTCATTAAGTATGTTCGCTATTCCCGAGCGTGAGCACATTGAAAGGCTATTAGATATTTCTCCTTCTAATTCATGGTCGTTTATGATTATTTCATGGGAAAGAAAATCATAAGTAGCGCCGTCAATGATCTCGTCAACAAGAGATGCATGCCAAACAGTACCGACTTGAGGGTCCGCTTTACTTGTGACACCTAACCTGCCGACATAAACACCCGCATGGATAGCAACAGGAAAACCGTTATGGTATCGTGACGCCCCTATTCTAACTACTCCAGATGGGTCGTAATAAAAAACGGAGGCTCCCGACATGCCACTACTTGAAGCGCTATCTATGAGGAACTTTCGTTCTCTATTCCATTCATTGCGAGGGTTTGATGCTAAGGTCGCTCTTTTCCATACGGGGCTGTACCTGTCATCCGTAATGTTATGTGGATAGCTAGGGATGAATACCTCCTCCGTGACCGACACATAATCTAACCATTGTTGAGCAAGGTTATCTGGTGCGCTAAAATCTTGAATCGTTCTTATGGAGCACTTACCTGGTTCCGGATTTAACGAAATGTGTACTTCTTCATATGTATCATCACGAGGCAATTCGGTTATGTGAATACCAAATGGGTCAAAAGGAATAGCCACCACATCGACTCTTGGCCAGTTATCTGGATGAATAAAAAAAAGGGCCTTATCATCATCGTATAATGGTACTTTTACTCGCATAGTGGTGTATCCATCAAACACATGAAATTTAAAAGTGACCCAAACCGAATCAGGGACTGCATTGTTTTTGTCTATGAAGCCAAGAGTTTCAGTATTTCTCCCGGTTACATTATGCCATGCCGTTATTATGTAGTATTTATCGTTTCTTTTATAAAAAGCACCAGTTCCAGTTGATAGCTTTGTATCATGAAAATACATAGTTAAATGAACTATTGCAGCATCTAGATTAACCATTTTAGTCGCCTGTTATTTATCATTTGAGCATCATTGTCTTCGTAGACTACCGAGTTTATTATTGAGTTTCAATACAGATTCATAATGGACAAAGTAAGCGGTGGAACTATTGCATTTTGCATAAAATTGGCTTATTATCTTCTAATAATGGACATTTTATACCTAGTTGCATTAAACCAATTCAAGGCCTCGCAATCGCGGGGTTTTTTATACCTAAAATAAACATAAGACTTGCGGTTCCTACTTGTCAGAGTTACATGTGTAGTTATGCACCAGCCAATGGCAATTACCTAGTGAGTCTGATTATCAAAAACTACAAGAATTATTTCGCCGTGTAGCAAATGAAAAGCACAGCGAAAACCCGTTAAATCGAAGTCATTCAGATTTAGTAGAAACTCAAGTAACACTTAACCGCGAATATCGAGAGCTTGCAGAGCAGTACCAATTGTTACGCCGTTCTTTCTCGGTTACTGTTGATGTTCCTTATACCGATGTATGGACCTATCCTCCAGTGCAATATTACCCGGGTAAACATCCTTGCGAAAAGCCGGCAGTGATGATGGAACACATTATCAATAGTAGTACTAGAGAGGGGGATGTGGTGGCTGATTTCTTTATGGGATCGGGGGTAACAGTAAAAGCGGCATTAAAACTGAATCGTCGAGTTATTGGTGTGGAGCTTGAAACTGAGCGATTTGAGCAAACAAAGTTAGAAATAGAACAAAATACAGAGGGACAAAAGCTGTAGTGGAGAATAACTGCTTACTTGAGCTAAATTAAGCTTATATTTTTGATTTGAATATTAAGATAAATGAGGATAACTTCTATTAGGAAAATTAATTATAAACATTTTTTTCTGATAGAAGGTATCTAATGAAAAAGCTTTTGTTATCTGTAATAATTTTGTCATTATTAACTGGTTGTGGTCCGTCACAAAAAGAAGTTGATGATTTAACCAAAGAAAACAATGAGTTAAAAAAACAAATTGAAGATAAAAATAATGAAATTTTGAAATTAAAAGAAACCCCAGAAGAATTACTTGCTTCAGCTAAAAAACATCAGGAAATAGGAAGGCAAATAACAGCATTAAAAGAGCTAATTAATAGGTTTCCACAGTCTGGTGAGGCTAAAGCAGCTAATGAGTTGTTAAAAGATATCTATAGTAATATGGCTAATTTAGAATCAGATGCGCAGGCAAGCGTAGCATTAGCTGAATATTGCAATATTACAGGGGAAAGAGTTCCTTTTGGGTTTAAAGGAGCGGATATACCTAAAATTTTAGATATATATAGAGATAAAAAAGTAACAAAAAACGAATATGAAACTAAAAATGAATATGATAAAAGATTTAAGCAGAGCATTGAAAATATTGGATATGGGCAACAATGTATTAAGTTAAAAACATACCTAACTTATGACGCTGATAGCCAAACGTGGGATGTTAGCTTACATGATGAAAGTAATTATGGTTCAGATAATTTAGATTTAATAACTAATAAAAATACAAAATCAGCAGATAGTTATACTGCAACAAATGCATTTGGTGCACAGGCAAATGTTGAAAAAAAAGAAACTTTGAATCAAGGGGTACGATTGAAGTCTAGTGATTTTTTCAAACTGCTATCTTCTATAATTGTTGTTGTAAATCCAAATAAATACTCAAAACAAATAAGTTTTCCTTTCCCAATTGAAAAAGCGAAATTAGTTGATGGTCGTGATATTGTGTTCGTTGCTCAATACAAATGGGTTCCTAATTATGTGACCACGTTTGAAAACCGTAAGGCCCCCACTTTTAGTAGCCCCAGAGAAGTCATTGATGAGTATCAGCTAATCAATGGAGATATTTTAAAAATAATTATTTATAACAAGAAAACTGGCGAGATTTATAAAATAGCAGAAAAAGTAGCTAAAAAGTAATCCATTCATATTGTTGGTGTTCAAGAATATTCATTTACTAGGTCGCATGATGCGGCCTTTTTCCGTATACCGCAGCCGCAAATTACACACAACATGTTTAATTACTGCAATGACGTTGCAGTCGGCTTTCTATTAACTCAATCTCAGGCACTCCGTAGGGGGTGAAATCATGCGTATGGATAAATATAGCAACGCAGCCTACGGTAGTGCTGGGCTTACAGCATTCTTTGCGAGCTTATCGCTTTATGAATGGGGCTTTATTATTGGGATGGCGTTCAGCATCATTCTTGGTCTCGCTACTTTCTTTATGAATCGACGAGAGCAACGAAAGCGAACACGTTTATTTGAAGAACTCGTTAATAAAACCGACCCTCTAAATCCGTCAGCTACTGCACGAAAAGCCGCCGAACTTATGGCTAAAGCGCCTAAGGATATCTAATGTCACTCAAACAAAAATTAACTGTGCTTGTTGGCGCAGGGGCTTCGGCTATCGCTTTAACGGTGATTGCACATTTTGAAGGTGTTAGGTATGAGCCTTATAAGGATGTGGGCGGGGTTTTAACGGTCTGCTATGGGCATACAGGAAAAGACATTGTTCCCAATAAAGTTTATTCAAAAGAAGAATGCAACGAGCTGTTAGAGCTGGATTTTATGAGAACTAAACTGCAGGTCGATCGCCTGGTTAAAGTTCCTGTTGATGAACATACAAAAGCAGCCCTTTATTCATTTGCGTTTAATGTTGGCACCGGTGCATTTGCTAAGTCGACAATGCTTAAAAAGCTTAATGCAGGTGACCAGTATGGTGCATGTGAAGAGTTAAAAAAATGGGTTTACGCTGGCGGCAAGGTATGGCGTGGGCTAGCTAATCGCAGAGAAGCGGAGGCAGCTATATGTCATGGAAACCTATAGTGGCTGTAATTTTCTTTATGCTGCTTGCGATATCAATAATTGCTTTCGGTGCTTATCGTATGACAGATAACACATGCGGCATTGATAAGGCCAGTTTAGAAAAACGCTGCCAGAAAGCTATCGATCACTATAAAGGTCAGCAAGTTAATTTTTAATCTTCTATATGGTAATCGCCATGAATACAGTCAGAGTCGCGTTATTTATCGCAGCGTGGGTAGCCATATGGGGAATGTGGAAACAACACGAAAGGATAGGTGAGTTAAATACCAAGAATGCTGAACTGCTCGTTGAGCTGACAGAACAAGTAAAAATTAATGAAGATTACCAAGAACGCGTCCAATCCCTTCATCAACTTGATACTAAACATACTCAGGAACTGGCCAATGCAAAAAGTGAAATTTATAAGCTGCGTATTGCTGCTGAGCGTAATCCTGAACGGGTGTACATCAAAGCCAGTTGTAAAAAAGCAGAAGGCACTACCACCTCCGGCTTGGATGATGCAATCACCGCCAGACCTACTGACTCCGCTATCCGAAATTATTGGTTACTCAGAAACAGAATTGCAGAGTCAGAGCAGATGATTAAGGGGCTGCAGGAGTATATCAAAAGTGAGTGTATAACTTAATCAACTTTCTTGGCATCTTCTGTTTTCATTGGTTTCGTTAAGGGGGCCCATTTAGCTGCAGTTATTAAACTAAGTAAAAATATTAGCAAGGTGATATATATAGTCCCTATAAAAGGATTATTCGAAATCACAAAAGTAAGCACCGAAGTAAAAGTTAAATCCAGATTACTTGTATTTACCCCTAAAACGGTGGCTATAGCAAAAAAAACAGTGGCGGAGCTGAAGGTAACCGGAAGAGCCTTTTCAGATAAATTATTAATCACCTCACTTAACTTTTCATACTTCCTCATAAAATATAATAGAGCTAAAGAAATTAAGATATACGGAACAATCAAGATTAAAAATATTGATGCAATTGTGTTGCTTCCAGTTATAGACATAACCCATTCATATAGTTGCCTAGCATATATACAAACCATAACTATAACAAAGATAAACCCTAAAAAGAGAAAAAATCCTTTATTGGTTGAGCTCATTTAATCACCATTATATTCAAGAGGGATATCAAAGAATGTATGATTATATAAAAATATTTTATGTATTACAGCAAAAATCTAATCTGTAAGGAGAAAGCACCATGAAACCGGATTGGGGGACACTACAGCAACAGTTCTTCGCCGCTCATGCCGAATCAGGAACATCCCCGAAAGAGTGGTGTGAAGACCAGGGACTCAATTACGTAACAGCAAGGCGATATATTAAAAGGCTCGTTGCGCAAAAAAACAACACACGATAGTGATATATCAATAACCCACGATAACAGGCTTTTATTATATTGTAGCTACCTTACTTAATGCTGGAACAACTGCAAAAATAATTGGCACCCATTGAAAAAATTTAGAAAAGAAAAACCAAAATGGTTTAACTATTTTTATATCTGCAATACATAATTGCATGCTCATAGCTGCGGCAATGAGAAATACAATTGCAATATCGATAGATGTGTCAGTGTATATTGATGCAAGGTAACAACAAAAAAGATAGCTAATAACACCTAAAAGGCTAGAGATTAGCTTCCATTTAAAATTATCTTCTCCATAAGCGTTTTTAAGATCTTTCAACTTAATCATTTCATCATCCTAGTTAAGGTAAATAAATGGCACTCACAGACAAACAAGAAATGTTTTGTCGCGAGTACCTCATCGATTTAAATGCCACACAAGCGGCTATTCGTGCGGGGTACAGCAAGAAAACTGCAAACCGTACTGCATCTGAAAACCTGTCAAAACCTGATATCCAATTAAGAATATCTGAACTTAAGTTAAATAGGAATGAACGAATTGAGATTGATGCTGATTATGTGCTTAAGCGCTTGGTTGATATAGACCAGATGGATGTATTGGATATTCTTCATGATGATGGTGGCATTAAGCCAATACATCTATGGCCTAAAGTTTGGCGCACATCATTAAGTGGTATGGATTTAGCGGAAATGTTTGAGTCTAAGGATGGTGAGCGCGACCAAGTCGGTATCATGAAGAAAATAAAATGGCCAGATAAGGTACGTAATCTTGAGTTATTAGGCAAACACGTTGTTGTACAAGCGTTTAAAGAGCAAGTTAGCAATGAGCACTTCGGTAAAGATGGTGGGCCTATTCAATCGACAGGGTTTGACCTTAGTCATTTGAGTTTTGAACAACTTATGAAGTTGAGAAAAAGTCAGAAAACTGAATGACTCTTATCAATTCGACTTAAATGCATAATATAAGCCACTTCATCAAGCTATTGATAGTTAAATACCAAATTATTATATGCCTGCATTATTAACTATTTTTATATGTAATTTTCAGGTGTATCTAATGAATAGAATTAAAGTTTTGTTGTTATCGGTATTAATTTCGGGATGTGCTGTTCCTGGCTTAACAAGCCATACAGACCACCCATTAGAAATAAAAGATATTAGTATTGGGGATAGTATTACGTGCAATAGCTTGCAAGGTGAAGTTTTTGGAGATGTTAGGTTATGTCATCTTGATATTAAGAGCTATGGTGGTATGGAGGTTAAATCAAATACAGTTGCCTTGTTGAATGAAAAAGTTTCAGTTGTACGATTATCTCTATCTCAAATAACAGGTTTTAGCCAAGCCGGTGTACTTAGTGCTATGACAAAGAAATTTGGTCCTCCTGCCCGAGGCGCTCGCCCAAAAGTGTATATCTGGACAAATAATGGTAATACTTTATTTCTTGATGAAATCAAAGGAACTGTTGTTTTATATGGAAAAGATTTGAACCGTGTCCAAAGCATAATTTCCTCTTTAGATGCGAATGATCTCTAATATTATTTTTTAAATTGAGTGTGTTTTTCATGGCTGTTTGATTCAACTAAAACGGTTAGTTCTTGGGGGCAGTTATTTTTAAAAAAAGTGGTTATTTAACATAATGGCTCTTACATGCCCTGCGACTTTTCAACTCAGCTAAAATGTCACCTCAAACTGATAAAAGTCTAAATCTTATTCCTGAATTTAGGCTTTTTATTTATTGCTAATTTGTTATCAAAAATTCACTTTCCATTTCACTGTCATTCTGAGGTGAAAGGGCTATTTATTCCATTTTAGGTGTGACCATGAACATCGATTTCAGCTTGTTTGATGAAGAGATCGAAAGGGAGATAGCGCGCCGTAGTTTGCATGAATTCATTCAGTACATAAACCCTGAATACATCACGAGCCATTTCTCTCAAACGGTGTGTGATGCGCTCGACCAGTTCTTGGTTGATATGATGGACGGAAAGCGCCCTAAATTAATATTGGGTGCGCCGCCACAGCATGGAAAGTCTGATATTGTTTCCCGCTATCTTCCTGCTTACTTCTTTGGTAAATACCCGAACATGCGCGTTGGGGCGCTGTCGTATTCGTCTGATTTAGCCGGTGATATGAACACCGATGTTCAGCGGATTATGATGTCAGCTGAATATCATGCCTTGTTTCCTAAGAGCTGGTTAGGTAATAAGCCTGAGAATGGTATCGCCGTTAAACGTAACTCTGACGAATTCGGCATTGCCAATCACAAAGGCAGCTATGTGTGTGCGGGTGTTGGTGGCCCATTAACAGGTAAGAAAGTTGACCTCGGTATTATTGATGACCCAATAAAGAACTCGAAAGAAGCACTTAGCCCGACGGTTAAAAAATCCATTTGGAACTGGTACGTATCGACTTTTAAGACACGCTTATCAAAAAATAGCGGTGAAATCATCATGGCCACGCGCTGGGCGACCGATGATTTATCAGGTCAATTAAAAGAAAAAGCCCCTGAAACCAAGGTACTTGCATTCCCTGCCATTAATGAGCAAGGGGAAGCGTTGGTACCTGAACTTCATCCCATTGATAAACTGTTGGAAACCAAAGCAATACTGGGTGATTACTTCTGGTCTGCCATGTATCAGCAATCACCGAAGCCGGGTGATGGCCAGATATTCCATGAAGAGTTTGTTCGTTATTACTTACCTAAAGACCTACCCGATAAATTCGATAAAGTTATTCATAGTTGGGATATGACCTTTAAAGACAGCGACGGTACCGACTATGTAGTGGGGCAGGTATGGGGCAAGAAAGATGCCAATGCCTATTTGCTCTATCAAATCCGAAAACGCATGAGCTTTACCCAAACTAAGGATGCCGTGAAGCTCTTAGCAGAAAAATTCCCTGAAGGGCGCCGTAAGCTGGTGGAAGACAAAGCCAATGGCCCTGCAGTTATCGACTCGCTTAAATCAACGGTATCAGGGCTAATCCCCGTCGAGCCTGACGGCAGTAAAATCGCCCGTGCTCACGCCTGCACCGCTGAGTGGGAGGCGGGCAACGTGTGGTTACCGCACAAAGATATTGCACCATGGATAGTGGAAACCGTAGAGGAAATTACCACGTTCCCATTCGCTGGCCATGACGATACGGTGGATGCGATGACTCAGGCGCTACGTGATTTATACCAGAAGAAAAAAGGCGGTTTCTTCACAACCAAGAGGTAATTCTATGTGGCCGTTTAAAAGGCGAAAAATTGCAGAGCAGATTGCACCGCCCAAGCGGTCAGCATTTACCACGGATTTGTACCCTGCATTAGCGAAAGAGAATGGATTTAACGGGTTAGCATTACCGCAGCCGATGATTAACGGTGTGGGGATGGACAGTATTGATACTTCCGTGCCGTCATTCAAAGGTGAGCAAGTTTATGGCGTACCTGAATCGCAAGCGGCTTGGTATGCCTCGCAAATGTTTATTGGCAACAATATGTGCGCCATCATTGCGAAGCACTGGCTGGTAGATAAGGCCTGTAATATGCCTGCTCGTGATGCCATTCGCCAAGGGTATGATATTGATTGCGATAATGACGATGACAGTGCTATCAGCAAGAAGCTACGCAAGCGCGATAAAAAGTACCGTATACAACATCACTTGAAGGAGCTTATTCACTTTGGGCGTGTGTATGGTGGTCGATTAGCGTTATTCGTAGTGGAAACCTCAAACCCAAAAGAGTGGTACGAAAATCCCTTTAATATCGATGGTGTGACTAAAGGGATGTACAAGGGGATCAAGCAAATTGACCCACAATGGGTGACGCCTGATTTAACCGACTCCAATATCCAAGACCCTGCCAGCATGGATTTTTACGACCCCACTTATTATGTGATTGCGGGGCGCAAATACCATAAATCGCACTTTATTAAGTTTGTTCCGTTCCCCGTGCCTAACGTGCTAAAGCCGCTGTATAACTACTTTGGTGTCTCGGTACCAGAGCGCATCTATGAGCGTGTCTATGCTTCAGAACGGACAGCCAATGAAGCGCCACAACTGGCGATGACCAAGCGGTTATTGACTATCGGTATGGCAGACCCTGAAGGTGCAGATAAGAACACTATTCAGGAAAACATGCTTTATTTTATGGAGATGCGCGATAACTATGGCGTGCAGGTGATGGGGAAAGAGGATGTTGCACAGCAGTTCGACACCTCGTTAGCGGATTTAGATGCCACCATTATGACTCAATACCAGCTGGTGGCTGCGGCAGCAAACGTACCCGCCACTAAGTTACTCGGTACAACGCCAAAGGGCTTTAATGCCACCGGTGAATATGAAGAGTCGAACTACCGTGAAGAGCTAGAAAGCGTCCAATCAAACGACTTAGAAGAACTTTTGCAGCGCCATTACGACATGTTGATGCGCAGCGAAGATTTACCACTGACTGAAATATCGGTGACATGGGCGCCACTCGATAGCCCAACAGCCGCCGAGAGCGCCGATATTGAGTTGAAATCAGCCCAGACGGACGCGGCTCTAGCGGCTACGGGTGCCATTGATGGGTTAGATATCCGTAAAAAACTGGCAGCTGATAAAGAATCGAGCTATTACGGCATTGATGTGAACGAGAGTGACTATGTCGAGACGAATACGAGTCCGAACGAAAAAGGCGAAGTGGGCAACCTCCCGCCAAGCGGTATTGAAGGGCAAGCCCCTGCAGTATTCAGCAGCGCCATCTAGCCGTTATCAACGTGACCTATCACGGTTAATCAGCTCAATGATTAAAGACTATGAAAACGTATTTAGTGAACTGAATGATGATTTTGACGGTACCACGATGGATGCCAGCATTGCGAGTCAAACACGGATTTGGCTCAACCGGTTAAAACGCAAGTGGGATAAAATCTTTAATACGCAGTCAAGCGCCATGGCCGACAAGTTTGTTTCCCAAGTCGATATCGGTGCGCAGCGTAATTTAGATGATTCCCTTAAACAGCTTTCTGGCGGTATTACCATCAAAACCCCTGCAATGCCAGAAGCGTTAAAAGACCGAATGATAGCCGCCACAGCTGAAAATGTTTCCTTGATTAAATCCATCCCTAGCCAATTTCATCAACGTATCGAAAGTGCAGCGTTGCGCTCTATCTCACAAGGGGGTGAGGGCGCGAAAACCTTATTAGATGAAATCAGGCACACTGGCAGCGTCACAGAAAGCCGAGCGAATTTTATCGCCGTTGACCAAACGCGAAAAATTACGACTGCGGCAAACTATGAGCGCATGAAATCAGCGGGAATTCGTAAGGCTATTTGGCATCACTCTGGTGGCAGCGCTGAACCTAGAGAGTGGCATTTACAGCTAGATGGTGAAGTATTTGATTTAGACAACCCGCCAATTATTGACCCCAGAACGGGTGAGTGTGGATTGCCTGGTCAATTACCTAACTGCAAATGCTTTTGGACGCCCGTTATCGATTTCAGTGGAATAGAAAGCGGTGAGGAGACATGACAAAACGAACCTATGACAACAACGGCTGGCTCGAAGTAACAGACAACCCCATCTCTAAAGTTGGGGTTTTTGATTATTTGGGGGCAGAAATTGGTGCGCCGGTACCCGATAAAATCTATCGCGTATTGCGGCCACCAGAAGAACTGGCCAGCGAAGCGACAATTAACTCTTTCAAACTCACCCCGTTCATTATTGAACATGAAATGTTAGGCAAACACGCGACCCCAGCGGAGAAAAAAGGTATCCAAGGGGTGATTGGTGAGAACGTGTATTTTGACCCGCCGTATCTTAGAGCCAATATCAAAATCTTTTCTGATGTGGCGCTTAGCAATATCGACAGCGGCAAAATCGATCTCTCCCCAGGTTATCGCAGTAAATATGAATTTACCTCTGGCATTTATGAAGGCCAACACTATGACGCCATTCAGCGTCACCTACGCGGCAATCACCTCGCATTAGTCGATGAAGGGCGAACCGGCCCTGATGTCGCTGTGCAAGATCACCTCGTTATCACTATCGACACAAAGGAACTTATTCGCATGAACGAAGAAGAAAACAAAGAGAAGCAAACCACTGATGAGGGTGCGTTTACAGCGGAGCAAGTCACTGCGCTGAAAAGCATTATTGCAGAGGTGATTGCACAAACTCAGTCTTCAACCGATGAAGAACCGGAAGAAGAAAAGAAATCCACTGATGCTAATCCCGAAGAAGAGCAAAAAGCGGAAGAAGCCGTGACAGCTGCCGAAGTTGCAGCGGAAGAAGCCACAAACGGTACACCTGAAGCCGTAGAAGCTGCCGAAGTTGCGATTGAGACTGCCGTTGAAGCTATCGAAGAAGCCAAGGAGCATCTCGACCAAGCGACCACGGATAGCTTAAATCGCCGACTCAAACGCTTAAAAAACGGCATCGGCACAATGGATGAGATTGCATCTTTAAAGCGCAAGATTAAGCGTTTAGAAGCATCAAAACCCACGATGGATACTGGCGTGCTGTTAAAACAAATCGGCGAACGCGATTCATTAGCCCATAAGTTGACCCCATTCATTGGCGTGTTTGACCATGCAACCATGACCAAGCAGCAAGTGGCGGAGTATGGCGTTGATAAGCTTGGTATCCAGTGTGGTAAGGGCAATGAAGCCATTGCGCTAGATGCGTGGATGCAAGGGCGTGTGCCAGATTCACAGAAAGCCACAGTGACGATGGATTCCGCGGTAAATAACCAATCAATTTTAGACAAGTGGAGTGCGAAATAATGGCAATTCCTAAATCAGTGGCGCATGGCTTAACGTCTGGCGTAGTGGGTGAAATCAGTCATGCAGGGCCTATCCGTGCCGTTGCTGCCATTCTCAGCTCAACGGATGAAAAACAAAATATTTTCGGTCGAGCCTACACCTACAAAGATGATTCGGTGGAGTCTGTGCAAGTAGGCGGTAAAGGGGCGTTCGCGGGGATCATGATTAACCCGAAATCCTATCGTGTTGAAGTACCGTATGCGAAAAACGGCACTCAAGGTGAGTTTTTGTCAATGGGGGAGGTGTATGTCGAGTTAAGTGGTGACGAAGGCAAAATCAATGATCCCGTCGTGTTCAGCGAAACGGACGGTTCGTTATCGGCTAAAGGTACGGTAGGTACAGGTGAGCGCGTGATTGGCTTTGTCAGTCGTCATCTATCATCAACTGACACACCGCATTTGAGCGTTATTCGCTTAACCGAAATCCCATACCCAGCGGCAGTAAAGGAAGGTGAATAATGCCAGTTAGCAAGCAAAAGTTTTATATGTCTGGCCGCGATATTCGCAAGCATGGTCAACTTAATATCCAACCTAACCAACAGTGGACATATCGCGAACTGGAGCAAATTGGTTTTGGTGGTTTGGCGTCGATGGACTCCGCGATCACGGGCGCAGCCATGCAAGGTGGGTTGATTCAGCGTGAAATGTTGCAACACGTTCTTCCTGGTCTCATTCGCACCGCAACCCGTGTTCGTGTGTTGGATGAAATCACCGGTGTATTGAATGCGGGTGAATGGCACGATGAGGAAATCATTCTGAACGTGGCAACACCAACTGGTAAGGCTGAACTTTACGGCGACCATACCAACGTGCCGTTAGCGTCTTACATTCAAGACCAAGAACGCCGCGGTATCGTGCGTTTTGAACAAGGTTTTCAAGTCGGTAAGTTAGAGGAAGCACGCCAATCTGCTGCTGGGTTTGAAGCCGCTGCGGAAAAACGTAATTCAGCGACGGAATCTTTAGAACAAGGGCGTGAGCGGATTGGTTACTATGGGTTTAATAGCCCTGAAACACGTGTATTTGGCTTGATGAATGAACCGAATCTACCTGCTTATGAAACCGCATCGAAAAAATGGAAGGGCGGCACGTTTGCCGATATCACCCAAGATATTACCGATATGTTCTCACGCATTGAAATGAGTTCAGGTGGGATTATCAAAGACGATATCGCGATCACATTGACGTTACCGTTAGGCTACCGTTCAACGCTCAATGTCGCTAACCCTGTGGCGCGTGGTGAAACGGTGTATCAATGGGTGAAAGAGAACTATCCAAACCTGCGCTTTGTGTTCTCACCTGAATTTGTCGGGGCGAATGGTGGTGCGGATGTGGCGTATATGTTCGCAGATACCATCGATGATGGCTCAACTGCAACCAGCGCGACTATCTTACAAGTGGTGCCTGTTAAGTACCAATTGTTGGGCTCGCAAGCGCAAATCAAAGGGTATTTAGAGGATGCGACCAACGCGACAGCGGGTGTCTTTGTCACGCGCCCTTGGGCTATCACCCGCCTAACAGGCATTTAACTTGCTCCTTTCCTTTTTTACGCCCTCAAATGAGGGCTTTTTTATTGGAGAAAACCATGTCTCTCTATATCTATTGCACGTTATCCAACGATCAAAACTACTCGGTCACGGATGGCAAAGTGTTTATTGCCGGTCAAGCCAATATCATGACCAAGCATATGTATACCCCGCGTGGGCGTGTCACAGAAATCAGCGACGAACAATACGCCCAGCTTAAAGATAACCACGTTTTTCAGTTACACAAAGAAAACGGGTTTATTAGCGTTGAAAGCCGCAAAGAAGATCCTGAAAAAGTGGCCACCAATATGGAAGCCAGCGATAAGTCAGCGCCGGATACCGTGGAATCTTTAGAAGCAGAAAAACAAGCAGTCCCGAAAAACAACAAAAAGGGTAAATAATGATGGAGACGAGCACATTTCCCCTAACGTCATTTCGTGTGCTCTATCCATCGTTTAATGGTGTGAGTGATGATGACATTTATATTATTGCTCAATCTGCCTTAAATTACTTTTCTCCCTGCAGGGGCGTATGTACTAACGAACTGTGGATGTTGGTTGTTGCTCATATGCTATCACTGCGAAAGTGGATTGCGGATGATGAATCCCCAACCGGTGTTGTGACTAGTGTGACCATCGATAAAGTCAGCGTGTCATTCTCTGCGCCCCCTGCGGGTTCTGATTGGTCACACTGGTTCAAAATGACCACCTATGGCCAACAGTTCTTAGCACTCATTAAGCGCTGTAGCGTACCGCAATATATTGGTGGAGCCGGTGAACGTTCAGCCTTTCGCGGTGTGGGTGGCCGGTTCACACGAGGGGGGCGGTTACGTTAATGACGAAATTAGTTCAGTTGAAAAAAGTCTATGATGAGTTAGCCAAGAAACGATTGAAAGTGGGTTTCTTTGAACACTCGAAGTATCCCGATGGTACGCCCATTGCCTATATCGCTGCCATTCAAGAGTTGGGTTACCCCGCAGGTGGCATTCCTCCCCGTTCGTTTTTTCGCCCAACAATGAGCGATAAAAAAACAGAGTATGGCCAGTTAATTTTCCGTGTGGCCAAAGCAGCGGCCGTTGGCAATATCTCTGTTACTGATGGGCTAACCCAAGTGGGAGCAAAAGCGGCTGGGGATGTGAAACTGGCTATTAAAGCGGTAACCACGCCTGCGTTAGACGATTCAACGGTAAAAGCCAGAGCGCGGCGTCATAGCAAAGGTAAATCCACCGATAAGCCCTTAGTGGACACGGGGCAGATGTTACAGGCCGTCAGTTTTACCGTGGAGGATAAGTAATGTTCGGAAATTTACACCGTATCGCTTCTCGCTATATTCCGCAGCAAACAGCCCAGTGGTTTCGCTTTAAAAACCGTGAGCCCGATGAGCGAGGGCATGACCAAAACCAATATTATGAACCGGTTGATATTCGCGGGAGCTGGCAAGCGGTCGATACTCAAGATGCACAATCAATGGGCTTTGATTCAAACCAAGTTTATCGGCGTTTTTATACCTCCCATGATATCAAAGGCATTCAGCGCGGTACGTCTCCCGATTACCTTGTTTTTAATGGTAAAAAATACGATGTGATGGGGGACGCGGATTGGTATGAGCAGGACGGCTGGAAATCAGTGATTTGCATCGAGGTAGGGGCCTATGACGGATAATGACGTTGATATCGCCATTCGCAAACAGTTATTACGGCAGCTGGCCGAAGTCGGTATTGATATCCCTGTGAAAGCGGGTTTTCAATCCACCAAGCAAGGCCGTGAAGATAATATGGTGATGTTCTTTTCCATCAATGAAAGTGGGCATGGTTGGCAAGGTCGCAATTACAATGTCCAAGGTAACAATGCCAATCACCAAGAAAACCAATTATCGGAAAAAACATACCAAGTTCAGGCACTCATTACCCAATTAGGTCCATATACCGCCAATGATATTACCGCCATTGCTCGAATGGTTGTCAATTCACTGCCTTTTGTGACCACACTGAGAAAGCAAGGTATTGGTGTGCAACGGGCAACATCCGTTCGCCAGCCTTACTTTGTGAACGACTATGGTGACTACGAACAAAACCCCTCGTTTGATTTTAATGTGACGTTTAAACGCTCTCTTTTCCCTGATACAGCGGCCATAAGCGCGCTCTATCCTGATATCCACCGCATATAAGGTTTTATTATGCCAATTAAACAAACTCGATACGTTGATATCGCATCGGCGGTTATTGGCGCGTCCGCTGTTCCGATGCGTAAATTAACCGGCCGCTTATTTTCCACTAACCCCAAAATTCCCGCAGGTAAAGTTTTAGAGTTTGCCAGTGGTCAAATAGATGATTTGCTGGGTGTTGATTCTCCCGAGGCCCACTTTGCACGACAATATTTTAGCTATGTCAGCCCTGCACCGGTGAGTAAGCCGAAGGAATTACAAATTGCGTCTTATGAGCCCGTCGGGCGAGCGCCTACGCTATTTGGGACAAAAGCCGCCGCATTAGCAGATTTAAAAATCATTGCGGATGGGACGCTATCAGTCACGATTGGTACCGTCACTAAAAGCTACAAAGACATTGATTTGTCCGAAGCGAAGTCTTATGCGGATATTGCGTCCACCATTCAAGCAAAACTCAATGCAGAAAGAGAACCGCAATTTTCCAGTAGCTACTTGACGTTTAATTCACTCGACAGCGCCTTTGAGCTGAGTGGCGGTGTGCAAGAACGCGCATCCATTAGTGTTGAATATTCGGTGCTGGCGAATGCCATGGGGCTGTCTTCCGGTACTGCATCTGAAGGTAACCCCGCACAAACGCCGCTGGAAGCCTTTATGGTTGCCGAGCAAGTCTCCGATTCATTCGGCAGTGCGACATTCTTGGATGAGTTGACGCTAGAGCAAGCGGTGCCATTGGCGCAGTATGTGTCGGGTGAGAATGTCAAATACCAGTTGCACATTAGTGTTAGCGAAAAGCAGGTTGAAGATTTTAGCGCAGCATTGATGGGAACCGCTTCCGTGGGGTTAAACCTCAAAACGGATACTAACTATTTTATTCAAACCTTACCCATGGCCGTTATGGCGGCGACGGATTATGACCGCACGAATGCCACGACAAACTACATGTTTCGCCAGTTAGGTGTGACGTTCCCTGCGCAAGTGACCACAGATAAAGCGGCTGACCGATTCGATAAGCTGCGCGTGAACTATTACGGTGAAACCGCGATAGCCGGCTCGCAAATCCGTTTCTATCAACGGGGCTTCTTGTGCGGTGGTGCGTCTAATCCGCTGGATATGAGTGTGCATGCCAATGAACAATGGCTAAAAGCCTATATCGCTCAGCAGTGGTTTAACGTGCTATTGGCCACACGGGGTGTTCCCGCGAATAAAGACGGTGAAGCGCGTGCGTTGATGGTCATTGCCGGTGCGGTCACCAAAGCGATTAATAACGGCACGATTTTAGCCGGTAAAACGCTGAGTGACGTGCAAAAGCTTGCTATTGCGGATGCGTCTGGCGATGACCTTGCTTGGTATGACGTACAGGATAAAGGTTATTGGTATAACGCGCAGATTGTTGAAAACACGGGTGAAAGCGACTTGCCTGAGTATGTCATGAAATACGTGCTGATTTACGGCAAAGGCGATTGGGTTCGCAAAGTCGAAGGCTCACATAATTTAGTCTAGGAGTAGAACATGCATGATGTATCTGCAACCGGCTTGAGTTTTACCATTCAAGCCAGCAAAACCTTTCCCACTGGGATTTTAATTACCGCCTTTGCTGACGATGCTGATCCACTGGATTTACCGGCTGTCGATATTGCACAAACGGGTATGGATATTAACGGTAACTTGGTGAGTTGGTCTACACCAACACCACAAACCGTCACGATTAACGTATTGGCCGGTAGCGAAGAAGATCAAAACTTGTCTATTTTGCTCGAGGCAAATACCGCGAAAAAAGGGCGCCGACACGCAGGGGATATTATTACTTTTGTTGCGTCTTATGGCGATGGCTCAACGGTCACGGCGCGCAATGGCAAAATCACCAATGGTAGTCGTGGCAACTCAGCCGCCTCTGCGGGGCGTTTGAAATCTAAAGCCTATACCTTTGTGTTTCAGGATTTCGACAGTACGCGTATCCGTTAATTTATTTCAATTTCTGGCGGGGTTTCCCGCCTTTTTTATTGGTGTTTACCATGATGATTAAACCTAAAGAAGTCGCTATCAAAGACGTTGATGGCGTTGAAAAGCTGTTTGTGATTAGCCGGCTACCGGCTACAGTTGGACGTGAAATCTTAGCCAAATATCCGTTATCTAACGCCCCAAAAATTGGTGATTATGAGGTCAGTAAAGAGGCCATGCTGAAAATGATGGCGTATGTGTGTGTCACTATCGACGGTGAAGAAATTTCCCTTAAAACACAAACCTTGATTGATAACCATGTGCCTGATGGCGAATCGCTGATCCGTTTAGAGCTGGAAATGTTGAAGTATAACACCAGTTTTTTCGGCAACGACGGGAGCCCAGGTTTCCTCCACTTCCTGCTCAGCAAGGTAAGCGGTTCACTCCCGTCGATTATAAAAACGCTGATGGGTTCTTTGCCGTCATCATCAGCGAACGCCTCGCCACCTTCACCGAACTCAAAACCTCAATAGATTTAGAAGAGGCAATGGACCTGTGGGAAATTGCCATCACTAACCGTTATAACGAAGCCCTTGCGGCTTCAAAGGATCGCTAATGTCATTAATGGATACCTTTGTGCAGGTCTTTGAGTTTGATACAAGGCAAGCGGATGGGGCATTTAAAAAGGTGCAACGTTCGACCGATGACATTATTGATGGCATGAAACAAACCCAACAAGCGGCGCAGCAAAGTTCACTGACCATCGGGAGTGTAATGACAGAGCTTTGGCAATCACTGCAGGGGCTGTCGACCGAACATGCCATTCAGTTTACAACCAATGCCAGCGAGGTTAGTGCTGAGACAAGCCACATCGTGGATAGGTTAGATGCGGTGAGCTCATCATTAAGCGCATTGGATGAGCAACGGCAAAATACAGACACAGCTTGGGTCTTTGCGGGGGATACGCTAGGGGAGTGGGGGCAATCACTGCAAGCTGAAATCAGCCAACTGAAAAATGATCTCGGCTCGTTATCGGTGGGTGACCAAAAAAACGCATTAGAACAGGTAAAAGGCTCAGTCAGTGAGTATGTTAACGAGCTGCAAAAAATCCCGACCACTACTGCCGATGGCGCCGCAGAAATTGAACGTGTGATGGCAGACTTACGCCAATCGGTGCAAGGCTTATCGATTGAACATTCGATTGATTTCGTTACTAATGCAGATGAGGTTATTGCCCAAACTGGCTCGGTTAAAACACAATTAGAGACAGTAACAGATTCGATGGCTAACCTTGAGGCGCAGCGGTCAATATCTGACGCAGGCATGCAATCCACTCAGGTTGTTTTGGGCGAGCTCGATGCAAACTATCAGGCACTACAGCAAAATGTTATTCAACTTAATCAAGGTGTCACCGACCTCGCGTTAGCCGAACACCAAGGTATCACCGCGAAGCAACTGTCCAACGCCATTATTCAAGCACTGCAAGGTAATTACAGCGAGCTAATTCGCCTTGTGGACACGATGAAAGTGAAAGGAATTGAAGCGGCGACCAGTGAAATTAAAGCACAGCAATCCGTGCAAAAAGCCCTTGAGAATACCGAAACCAAATATCAGCAAGCTGGTAATACGGTTATGTCGTTTGCCAAAAAGGCATTAGGGGCGGTTGGTTTGCTGATGGGGGCTACCGCCTTGGTGGGAGAATCGATTTCACGTTCGACTGAAATTGAAGCCCTCGATAAGTTAGGTAAAAAAATCAATGTAGCCACAGCCGATGTAGACGCATTCGCGGGTTCAATGGCTGAACTGGGCGGCACGCGTGATGCGGCCCAAGCAGATTTATCGGCGATGGCCAAATCGTTTGGCTTGGCTAAAAACTCCATGGAAAAAGTACTTCAGACTGCAGATAAAGTGCAGGGTATGAAGTTTGATAAAGCCAAGGCAACGCTTGCGGGACTGGGCGTAACAGATGATAAAACCGTCGAGCTGATGATGAAAGGTCGCAAAGAACTCGAGCGCATGATGGGTATTCAAAAAGAGTACTCAGGCATCAACAAAGAGAGTATTGAACAATCCATCAAATTCAACAAAGCCATGCAAGGCTTTAAGCAATCATCAGGTTTACTGAAAAACAGCTTCTTAGAAATGGTGATCCCGATTTTAACCAAAGGGTTAGAGTGGATTAACCGCTTTGTGAGCTTTTGCAAAGAAAACAAATCACTCATTGTGGGGTTCTTTATTGCGATAGGTTCGGCTATTGCGGTGTTTTATGTGCCTGCTCTGTTATCGGCAGCTGCAGCGACCTTGGCAGCAACATGGCCCATCTTGGCGATTATCGCGGTTATTGCCTTACTGGCTGCGGCGTTTGCCTTAGTTTATGACGATATCATGAATTTTATCGACGGCAACGATTCGATGATAGGGCGTATTTTGGATGAATACCCCGAACTTAAGGCGGTCATTATTGCGTTGTGGGAAGCGTTTAAAGCCTTCTTTTATTTTGTCATGGCTTTATCTCAAGTTGTCGCCGATGTGGCGGTGGCTGCGTTTAACTTTATTGTTGATGGTGGCAAGCAGTTATGGGCATGGCTCACGGGCTTTATTCGCGATTTAGCGGGTTGGGGCAAGCAATTTGAAGGGGTCTTTACGGTGGCTTCTGATGCCGTTGTAGGGATTTTTAAGTGGTTATGGGCGCAAATCAAACAGTATTTAAGTTGGATTAATGACGGCTTAGAAGCGATTAAAAATGGCTGGAGCACGGTCAAAGGGTGGTTTGGTTTTGAGGATGCACAAGTGACTCAAACGGTTGAACGCAAAATCACGACTGACGGCACGATAGAGCACCAAATCCCCGAACAGCCCAAGTTATCTGGAGAAGATACTGCGTTGTTAGTGAAAGGGCTGAGCCAACAAATTAACGGTATGTCGGCTAATCCAATTAACCCGATGACCAGCCAAGCTATCAGTAATCAATCCAGTACCACCAATGAAACTAACTTGTCGATTGGTGAAATCAAAGTGGAAACCCAAGCGACGGACGCGCAAGGAATGGCGAATGGCACGAAAGATGCGCTGCAATCCCAGCTACAAGATTTAGCCCATCAAACCAGTTCGGGGGTAAGCAAATGATCACCGAGGTGAAAATCTTCAATATCGATAACTTTTCGACGTTATTTGAAACGGCCAATCCGATTCAAATTAACGTCCGTGATGAACACAAAGCAACACAATTTACCGTTGAGTCGGGGGAAACACGCAGTGACCATGTGGTAGTTCAGCCCGTTGAAATTGGCATGGATTTAATTTTAGCTGGCGAAATGAAAAGCGCCTTTGAAACCCTACAGCAAGCCTACGATAAACATCAGTTAGTGGGTATCCAAACGCGGGTGAAAACCTACCAACCGATGCTGTTAGTGAATCTCTATCACGATGAAACTCCAGAGATGGCCGATGCGATTAAACTCTCGCTGCGCTTTACGGAGTGGCGAACGGTTGAGCCAGAATATGGCGACCTGCCGCCCCGTAAGGTGGCAAAAAAAGAGCAATCGAGCACGGTGAATCGCGGGAAAGTGCAAACGTCTACGGTACCGGACAAAAAGAAAAAATCGGCAGCAACCAAAATTGCTGACGATGAATTTACGTTAGGGTGGTGACCCATGCAAGAGATCCCTTTAAATACCGTACCTAATCAACGTTTGCGCGTGAGCCTTGGCGGTGACGAGTGGGAGCTGACGATTAAAGTGGTGCGAACAACAATGTGTTGTGATATCAAGCGCAATGATGTGGTTCTATTGCAAGGCATTCGTGTGATGCCCAATCAACCGCTGATCCCCTACCGATATTTATCGGGTAACGGTAATTTCGCCTTTATCACTGAAAATGATGAATATCCGTGGTGGGCGCAGTTTGGCCAATCACACAGTCTTGTTTGGTGGGGGGATGATGATTGATTTACGCCGCATACGATTAGGGATTGAAGTTAATGGTCGGCTGCAATGGTATGAGGGGCTGCGAATTCGTGCTAACGGCACTAAATATGCCAATCCCCTGCAAAATGAATGCACGGTGAATATCGATGGCCTCAATGCGACAACACGCAATATGTTGCTGACCGAAACCAGTCCTTATACTCAAGCGAAGAAACCGCACCGTTTAATTGTCGAAGCAGGACGCGCCAGTACGGGTGTATTTCGCATTTATGTGGGAGATATTGTTAGTGCAGAAATCGCCTCACCGCCCGATGTGACATTGACCTTAAAAGCGAAAACCAACAACACAACCGCGCGTGACATCGTTTCTTCATCGGGTAGTGCCATAAGCAAAATGAGCGAACTGGCCAAGAACATTGCACAGGATTGCGGGGTTAAATTGGACTTTCAAGCCACCGATAAAAATATTGCCAATTGGTATTTTTGTGGTCCTGCTTTGAAACAAGTCGAGCGACTGCAAGATGCGGGCAATGTGAAGGCGTTTATCGACGACGATATGTTATATGTGAAAGACCAGGATAAAGCGTTAAGTGGCCGCTTGCGAATTCTTAACCAAAAATCGGGCATGGTAGGGATACCGAAAGCCACGGAAAAAGGTGTCGACGTCACTTATTTAATTGATAGCGAGTCATCATTAGGCGGCATGTTACGCCTTGAAAGTCAGTTTAATCCTGCCTTAAATGGCGACTACATTATCGAACAACTTAAGTTCGATATTGCCTCTCACGACGATCCTTTCTTTTATCAAGCGACCTGCAAACGAGTGTAAACCATGAACCAACCCAACAGTGATATTGCTAGCGAAGGCAGCTTGGCAGGGCAGTTTATGGCTGCATTTCGTAGCTTATTGATGAATATTGACGACATGCTCCCCGCGACGGTGGTGAGCTATGACGATAAAACTAACCGCGCTGTGATCAAGCCACTCGTCATGATGGTGTCAACACAAGGGCAAAAAGTCGGGCGTGCGGCGGTAGCGAATATTCCCGTTTTTCGTTTTGGCGGCGGCGGCTTTTTTATCCGTATGCCAATTAAACCAGGAGACTTTGGTTGGCTCAAAGCCAATGACCGTGACATCAGTTTAATCTTTCAGCGTGGCGGTTTGGAGGATGAGCCCAATACAGCACGGTTACATACCTTTAGCGATGCGATGTTTTACCCCGACACCCTGAAAGGCTGGCTAATTGATGGTAAAAACGCCGATGCCTTGGTGATCCAGTCCATGGATGGCTCCGTGTGTTTGTCATTACACGAGGGTAAAGCGGTTTTAGATTCGCCCGTTCTTGAAGTTAATGTGCCCGAAACCACGTTTAACGGCAATGTTACGGTTAATGGTAATCAGGCCGTAAACGGTAACAGTGATTCAAACGGAGGCACGATGAAGCACAACGGTAAAGATATCGGCTCAACGCATAAACACAATGGCATTCAACGAGGTGATAGCAATACAGGAGAACCCATATGATAACTTTTGATGTAAACAACAATAACGATATCCATTTGGGGTACAGTGGAAATTTAGCTCTTGTGAGTGGTGAACGGGCATCGAAAAACCGTTGTGAGCATTACGTCAAAGCACTCCGTGGTGAAATGCTGCATAAACTCGATATGGGGATTCCTTACTGGAAAACCACCTTTGGGAGACAGGCGGACATTCCGTTATTTGAAGCGGCGTTTCGTGACCGAATACGTGAGTTGGATGATGTGATATCGGTGGTGTCATTTTCGGCATTAATCGCGGATAACTCGCTGAACTATACCGCGGTGATCCAAACCATTTATGGGGAGATAAGCTTGAATGGCTGATTATCAATATCTCACGTCACAGGGTGTGATTGTGCCAGATACCAGCACCTTACGTGATGACGTTGAAAACGAATTTAAAAGTGTCTTTGGCCAGCAACTGGATGTTAACCCCGAAACCCCGCAAGGCGCATTGATCACCATGGAGGTTGAAAATCGGGACGCCGTTGTGCGCAACAATGCTGAATTGGCCAATCAAATTAACCCCGATTTAGCCGGAGGTGTTTTCCTTGATGCAATATGGGCCTTAATGGGCGGGCAGCGTTTTGATGCGACTCACTCCTTTTTATCACAGGTGAAATTCACGGGTATTGCCGAGACCATTATTCCCAAGGGATCACAAGCTGCCACGCTGAATGGTGATTTATTCGAAACCACCAAGACTTTAATTATTGGCAAAGATGGCTCAGTCACTGGGGATATGCGTGCTATTGAAACGGGCGCGATTGAGTGCGGTGTGGGCCAACTCAATAAAGTGGCCAGTTCGGTATTAGGTTGGGAAACCGTTCATAACCCCAGCAATGCGGTGTTGGGTCGAGATGCCGAATCAGACCTACAATCAAGGCGACGACGCAAGCAGACGTTAGCCAAAAACACCGTCAGTGTGGGAGAAGCAATTACTTCGGCACTGTATGAGTTAGAAGGTGTGCGTTCGTTAGCGTATAGAGAAAACTACACTGACCAACCGATGATGTTTGATGGGATCACGTTAGTGCCCCATAGCATTTATGTGTGTGTTGAAGGCGGCGATAAAGAGGCAATTGCTCGTTCGCTACTGCGCACAAAAACCCTCGGTGCGGCTTTTAACGGCAGTGAAGAAGTTGACGTATTGGAAAACATCAGCGGCCAAATTTATCCCGTTAAATTCGATAGGGCGAAAGAAATTGTGTTGTTCTGCCGAGTAACAGTGAAAAAAGCCACCGTCGATGCACAAACCATTATTCCCGCCGCGGTTGAATCATGGGCAAATGGGGATATCGATGGTGAGGGTGGTTTAGTGGTGGGGCGCGATGTATCACCTTTCGAAATATCAGCCGGTATCAATGCTGTTGAGCCTCGTTTATTTATTACACGCGTCGAACTTTCAACAGATGGCAAAGCCTGGTCTTCAAATAACTATGAAATCAAAATGAATGAGGTGGCAAGGCTCAAACGCAGTGCGGTACAGGTGGTGCTGGTATGATCAAAATTCAATCATTTGATTTTCATTCTGATTTATTAAAGGCGATCCTTTGGCAATATGAAGATGCGGCAAACCTCAAGGCGTTAGCTAAATACAAAGCGGACTATTTTGAACAATCCACTGTCCAGTTTTGGCGCGATTGGTACCGTGATGTGTTTAATATCGATACGGCCAATGAGTTTGGGCTGAATATTTGGGCGCGCATTCTTGATGTGCCGTTGGGAATTGATGTTCCTCCGAGTGATAAAACCAAAATCGGCTTTGGTTTTGGTAAAAAAAATGCCAATTTCAAAGCCAACTTTCGACGTAATGCCGATTACACCTTATCGCTGACAGTCGACCAAAAACGTCTCATCGTGCGTATGCGTTATTTTAATCTCACGCAAAGCCCCACAGTGACCAATATCAACGAATTCCTTAAGCGGTTTTTCTGGCAGGATGACAGCAAAGTGTTTGTGCTTGATCCGCTCGATATGACCTATCTGTATTATGTGTTTAATTTCAACCCGGACGAACGTTTACGGGTTCTTCTTGAAAACTTTGATCTTATGCCTCGCCCATCGGGTGTGGGTGTCAAATACCGTATCGTGACCAAAAAAGCCTTCGGTCACGGTCAACATCGTAAAAACTTCCTTAGCAGTAATTTCGGAGCTTAAAACTCATGACAAAAATCTTTAAAATCCCCTTTGCAACACAAGGGGACAGGACTTCTATTCCTGATGATGTGCAAGCCGATGGTGGAGTGTCTTACACGCAAGGCTATAGTTACGATTATGAGCGTGACCAACAAACTGATCCTGCGGCCAAAGATATCGAACGCGAAAAAATGAATGGCATGTTTCACGATATCACGGAAGCGATAGGCGAGTTGCAAAGCTTTGGTTTCCCTAAGTGGGCAGCAGAAGGCAAACCATATCCAATCCGCGCGATTATTTATCATAAAAACAAAACGTGGCAGTCGAAGATTGAAAATAACAATGTTGAGCCTGTCGCAGGTACAGCATGGCAAGAACTGAAAGCGGATTTAAGTGCTGGTGATATCAATGTGTATAACAAAACCGAATCTGACAAGCGCTTCCAGCCATTAGGCAATTACCAAGTGGCAGGTTATAGCTATTCTAAAGCCGAATCTGACACTAAGTATCAAGCCAAAGGCAACTATGCCCCCGCAGGCAACTACGCACTTAAAGGTGAAAGCTATACGAAGGCCGAAGGGGATACACGATATCAGCCAAAAGGCAGTTATCAGCCATCAGGTGACTATGCTTTAAAAGGGGATAGCTATACCAAGGCTGAAACCGATGGTAAATATCAACCTAAAGGCAGTTATCAAGCCGCGGGCTATAGCTATTCGAAAGCCGAGTCTGATACCAACTATCAACCTAAGGGCAATTATGCCCCTGCAGGGAATTATGCACTCAAAGGCGAGAGCTACACCAAAGCGGAAGGGGATACACGGTACCAAGCTAAGGGGAGTTATCAACCGTCGGGGGATTATGCAACAAACACAGCACTCAATAACGGGCTTAATAATAAGCTCAATACAAGTAGTGTCGTCCAATCGACTGGCGCATCAACAACTAGCGTGATGAGTCAGAAAGCCGTCACCGATGCATTACAAAACGCGGTCAATCTTAATACCATTTACCCCATTGGTATTGTGGTGTGGTTTGCACAAAATAAGAACCCCAATACCTTATTCCCTGGTACAAAATGGCAGTACATCGGCGAAAATAAAAACATTCGATTAGCTGCTGCAAGTGGTGCGAATGTGTTAACAACTGGTGGTTCGGATTCAGTGACCATTGGTAAAAATCATCTCCCTGCTACACCATTGAAATTCTCAGGTACAACGGCTTCCGGTGGCGCTCACGATCATACGCGGGGCACGATGAATATCACGGGTGAGCTTGGGTATATGAGGAATGATTCCAATCTATATACTTATGCCACAGGGGCATTTTCACTTGCAAATGGCTCTGGTAATGGTGGGTACACAGGAAGTAACTTAACCAATTCTCGTAAGTATGTTTTCAACGCTGCGAGCACTTGGAGTGGTAGTACATCTCAACATGGAGGGCACACTCATACCTATTCAGGAAATACAGAAAACTTAGGTTCAGGAGCCGCTTTAGCAGTAACAAATGCTTATATCATGTTGATGGGCTGGTATCGTATTAGTTAAAACAGATATGATGAATGGCGAAATTCTTCGCCATTCACTTTAGGTTATTGCTTTATTTTCTTTGATAATTTGATGGATATTGTATCCACTTTAACGAAGATGCTTGCGATAAGAATTGATATAACGATGATAGCTACGCTATTAATCAACGAGTTTTCAAAGCCGTATAAATAAAACAGGTTTGAGAATACATAGATTGTAGCCCAGTGGATTAAATAGAGCGGAAATGATAAAGAACCAAACCAGACTAAAAATGAATGTGAAAGGAACCGTTGAATAGTGGTATTGCTCATCACACCTAACACAATCAAAACGCCAGATATAAAATTGAATATATCATAACTATGTTTGCCAGCTAGGTTTGAAATGTAACTATAGCTTAGGCTAGATGTATGCATACCAGCAAAATACAGACCTAATATGATTAATAACAGGCTAACGGCATTGTTTTTATACTCGCTGAATTTTTCTTTTATGAGCATCCCAATATAAAAACTGAAAATACCTAGAAATACAGTCGTATTAATCGCCATGAATAAGATAGCGATGACAAACATAACCCTTAAAGGATGCTTTTGTTTATAAGCAATAAACAAAGCCAGTGAACCATAAAACTCAATCGCCATTGTCCATAGTACAGGGTTATATTCCATCGATCCTCTGAGATAGAAGATTGAGCGAACAAGCCCGTAATATAGGGCATTAAGAAAGCCCGCATTCTTAATTTCAAAAGCATCATTTATATAATTATCACTTTGTACAAGATGATAGTGATTAACTAAAACATAGGCAAAATAGGCAACTAAGCAAGACATAGCCGCCGGAATGCCTAACCTAATATAACGAGCTGCAATATTTTTATATAAAGGGATATTTTTACTTGAGGCACTTAGGCTTAGCACTATCCCACTCATAACAAAGAATACAAACACTGCTGAGGTGCCAGAATAGAAAAACCCAAATGGACTATTGTGTATCCAGCGCTGTATAGCAAACTCATCTGAAATAGGCGTCGAGTCAAAATTATGTAAGAAAGGGAAGTAAATCAAGGATAAATGGGATATCACAACAATTAAACTTGCGATACCTCTTAAAGAATCCAGATAAGCTAATTTATGTTTTTGGGTCATACTGGGCTCATAAGCGTTTAAAACTGCGTAGTTTATCATAGCTTATTGCTAGTAATAGAGATAATTCCTATGTGGAATGTGCTTAATCTTAAAGATGGGTGAAAGGTGTTTTTCAAAGTAGTTATAGTGCCAGTAGGGCAATTTTAATTACATGCTGCTATAAATAGAAAACCCCAAGGAGTGACCCTCGGGGTTTTTGTAACTTTCAAATGCGCGTGCATTTCACGTGCACTTTCTAGTCTTAATGTTGCCAGTGTCTAGTCCAACTGATTTTGCTAACTTCCTGTTTTTAAAGCTGTTGTCCTATCACTGACCCACCAAATTTGGTGGAGCTGGCGGGAGTTGAACCCGCGTCCGAAATTTCTACATCCTCGGTACTACATGCTTAGTCTAGTCTTTAAATTCATTTGCCAGCTGCGGACAGACACGCCACTAACAAACTATCCTGATTAAGTTTAATGCTTCAACCCCAGGCAAGGTATCCACACGATCTCTTTTGGTTTTGACCTCTCTTGATCCCCGTCCTAAGAGCGGAGGCTAGGGAGAGAGGGCGCTATGCAGGTTATTAAGCTGCTAGTGCGTAGTTTTCGTCGTTTGCGACTATTTTTTTGCGGCTTTTTACGAGGCCAACCGCCCCTCGGCATGCACCTTGGGTTTCGCAAATCCCGTCGAATCCAGAATCAGCCCCAAGTTGTTGAACGCAGTATAACAGGAAATTACTCTATAAAGCTAGGACTTAGCGATTAG